CCCGTTTCTCGCTCCACGCCGCGAGCGCCTGCGCGGCCGCGTGTTCAGCCGCCGTTTGCTCTTTGCCTACGTTCAGCTCTCGAACAAGATCAGACCAGTAGGCTTGAGAATGCGGTGGCAGGGCGTCAAATTCCTGCCCGTAGTTGCGCGCAGCGTCGCGCGCAACGGCTTCGATATCTGTTAATGAATCAGGTTTCATTGTTAGGACTCCATCCTCCCCACGGATCGTCTATAGCGTTATTGGCCGGCGTCCAGCCGGACCAAGGATCGTTCGGATCGGCGTTCTTCTTGGCTTCCCTGTTGCGGATCTCAGCTAGCTTGTTCTCCCGCGCCATTCGCCAGGCGTCCCACTCCCATGATCCTTCGGGAACATCGGGCTTGTTGGCAAGCCGCCAGCCTGCGGGCAATTGCGCTTCGAGCTTCTCGTCTTCAGTCAACGACGCCATTTTCGGTCCCCATCGGCAGAAGATACCCCGCAAGCTGTCCATTGCGTCATCAAACCACTTGTACGGAACTACTTGCGACTGGCCACGCTGGGTCGTTACCGGCGTATCCGCGTACTTGTAAGATGCGAACTCGGCGCGGTGGCGCGCAAGTCCGGCATCGGTCTTAGGGTTAATGAACTCGTCATCGTCAACAACGAGGAACAATAGCGGATGGCCTTTTAACTGCGGCTTGAACGGATGAGGTTTATCAAAATGCCTCAGCCTTAACATATGCCGCATCTGAGCGATTCCGGCAGTCTTAGCCGAGTCCATCGCTTGAAAGGGCAGCCCGAACTTGACGCGGTACGTGTCGCGCTCCGACTTGGCCTCGTGACTCATTCGCCACAGCTCGACAGCGCCCTTGTAAGCGTCCGTCTCGGCTTTGATCTGCTCGGCGACGGTATCGACTAGCGCGCCTTTGAATGTCCGGCCCCAGTAGAGGAAATAAAGGCCAGGAATACTTGAGTTCTCAGCCGAAGTCGCTATCAGACTGACAACCGCCGGATGTCCGTCTGTTGATCCCCAGTCGTGGCCGATGGCGCGGCGCCAGTGTTCGGGGATGGCGCGTTGGCCATAGACTCGGGCAAATTCTGACCACGTTATGACGTGGCGTCCGGGCAGCCCATCCTCGAACATCGGGAATATGTTCCCGCGTTCCCTAACCTGCCAGTCACCTTCAAGCAGTTGAGCGCGTGTAACGTCGTCGAGTTCGCTCAGCGACTGCTCATAAGACTCTTGATCCAAGTAAGGATTGTCCACCAACTTCGCCGGGACAAAGGCGCGTCCGTCTTTCTCGATGACGGCCAAGTCACGACCAAATTCAGGCAGCCAGTTATCGGGTATAAAACGCTGCTGTACCCACTCTGCCCCAATGCCGCCGGGGTTACTGGCCGACCGCATCCGCAAGGGCACATTCTTCCCTGCCAATCTCCGCAGCCGACTAAAGAGGTAGGTATATTGCCGCTCTGTGAACTGTGTAAGCTCGTCGAATCCGATAAACTGGTACTCAGCGCCTTGGTATTGGTAGATGTCCGATTCATTTACGAGATATCCAAATGCCAGCACGGCGCCGCTCGGAAATCGCCACTGCTTCTTTTGTTCGTTCCAACTTGCGCCGGAAGAAGCAAGCCATTCGCGCGCCCTATCCAGCAACGCCCCCGGCTTGGATAAATCTTGAAATGTGCGCCGTAACAGCAATGCGGAATAGCCAGGAACGTGGACATATTCAAGCGCCGCCATAAGCAAGGCCGACGACTTACCACCGCCTGCCGCGCCACCATAGAACGCCTCTCTATGCTCACACTCAAGAAACAGTTTCTGACGCGGCGTCGCTTCCTGCTGCTGGTAGGAGTCCACTGGCTTGTCGCTCAGCTCTTGCGGCTCCGTCGAGAAGTCGAAATCCTTTATCGCAAATTGTGCCGTAAAGGATGGCAAGGCTGTCTGGCGTGTGCTTGCGTAACCATTCCTCATCAGAAGCGACCTTTAATTGCACGAGATTGGCGCGCAAGATGGATTCAAGGTTCTGCCACACCAAGTCTGTAATAAGCTCTCTTTTTGACCCAATCTGTCCCAACTGCGGCGGTAAGTTCTCTTTCCACCTAGAGATATTCTGTTTTGGGATTCCGAGTTTATCGGCAACAGCCTGCACTGATTCGCCAGCGACGATCATGGCGAGCGCCTGGGCTACGATATGGACCGAATAACTCTTTTTGCCAGCGCGCGGCGTGCCTTTGTGGCCGTTCTGCTTCAAGCCGCCTACTCCTTATCCATAGCCGCGCCAGCCCACATATGTGCCTCTTCGAGCTTTGTTACAACCAATGAGCGCTCGCGGGACTTTGGCGCATCGGCCGCAGTCAGCGCCTCAATCATCAACCTGAGAATGGCACGCTGATAGGTAAGATCAGAGTTGATCTCTATATTCATCGGCTTCTGTTCAACTGTATTTTCCATCTATGCCGCCTCCAAAATCACAAACATCGCATAATCCCGCGTCGCCGCCTCGTCGCGTTCGGACGGTGAGAGGCTGCGGCTTTCAACTTTGTAAATCCAGGCTTGATCTACCTGCTGGCTGAACGTGGGAAGAGATGGCCCAACCGCCTCTCTGCCACTCTTATATGCGTGGAATCCCTTATCACTGATGATCACCGCAAATCCGCTAGCAACGCTGGCAACCCTCGGCGCCACCTTCACAAGCCAGGGCAGAGCGCACAATTGTTCAAACCAGCTCTTATGAGTGCGGTAAATGCCGGCGGGCGTCTTGATTAGACAGATATTGGGATCAGTGTTTAGAAGCCTTTTCAGCTTTTTGTGTGAGCGTGTTGTGGACAAGTGTTTTTCTCAATAATAGTTCTTGACTTGATAACCCCTAGGGGATATTATCCAATCATCGCAGCAGCAATGACGCAGCGCGATAACGCTGAAAGGCACAAAGGAGAACATTATGGTAGCAACAGTAAATCTTCCCGGCTCATCACACTTCAAATACTTTGTTGGCTCGAAAGCCGAGTGCGAAGCCTGGCTTGAAAAAGTCAAAAACGATTATCAAGAAAGATTCGGCGGAACCTGGTACAACGCCTACTCGCCCGCGCGAACGATTTCCAACGCCGAGGCCAAAAAGTGGAAGTACCGAGATGGTTCGCCAGTAATCAAGTCTCTGTAAGAATCACTGATATTTTCCTTTGATGCCGTAAGGCGATTATGACACCAGAACAACGCCAACAATCACTAGCCGCCGCGCGCCGCGCATGCGAACGGCTAAGCGGCTACAAATTCTCGACTAAAGAGATTTGTAAATTCCAGCAGGACACATCTCCAAGTCTAGGCTTTTTTGCCTACAACCTAGAGGAGTTGATTGACCACCTAATCACAGGTTTTCAACTACTAGACGCCAAAGAACAGAAACAAATTAAAGGCGGCGCGAAGGGCGCCAAATTCGGCAAGCGTGGCGGCAGGCCAAAGACAAAGCTATCCTGAGCTGTTTCGCTATCGCCTCACGCCGCTTTCGCAGGTGTCAGCATTCATTGTGATCCGGCCCCGAACCGCTTTGCCGTCTGTCTTTGCGTCTTACCCCGACGCGCAATAGCTCAGGGCCGAAAGTTTTAATCAGGCGGTTAGTTGAGCCTCGAAAGCTCCCCCAAAGAAAACCAACCAACGGCCCGATATTGCGGCATGTGCCCCGTACCAAGAGCCGCAATGCTTATGTTTTTGTCTTCAATTCATTCTTCAAATCTTTAAACTCTTCGCGCGCTTCTTTACGAAAATCCGAGACCATCGCCTTGACTTCGCCAAACGCGGCGCCAAACTCAGCGCGAGTCATTCGGCCGGTGACGTCTTTTTCCAGCGCGTCCAGGCGTTCGATAATTCGCTGACGTTCGACGGCGGCTTGCTGCACGGCCTTTTCGTGATCGGCCTTACTAACCTTCGTCACGCTCGCGGCAAGCCACCCCACCAATCCAGACGCCGCCGCGCCTATGATTCCATCACCAAATGTCATAGAGCCAACTTGCTGCATATCCGCATCCTCTCAGGGGAGTAGTTTGCGGTGAGGTAATAAGGGGTTTATCAGTCGTTCAGTTAGGCCAGCAGCGGGTTATCGCTATACCTCGCCAGATCAGTGATCAGCGCCAGTTCATTCTCGTCAAGCTGGATGCCAGCATCGGCGAAGATTTCAGCCACCGTCTTGCCGGTCCTCTCCTGCTCACGGGCGATGTAACCCGCAGCCAGGCGGCCAATCAGCGCAGCCAATGCGGCGGCTTTCAGGATGATGTTTCCGTATTCGTCCATTATTGACCTCCCTTAGTCTTGATCAGGCCGATGGTGTCGACGATGGTTAGAGTGACTTGCTTGAGCGCCCCGATCGTCGCATTGATTCGGATCTGCGCATTGGGATCTTTGACGCCGAAAGTACCATTTGAGATCAGCTCCTGTACGGCGCTCACAATGTCATTGGCGAGTTTCTTCAGCTCAACCTTACCGGCGGGAGTCAGAGCGCCGGCGTCGGCGTAACCTCGCGCGCGGGTATTGAACGCTTTCAGCGCGTTATTCACCTTGAGCAATCCTACCGTGATCGCGCGAGCTTCATTGCGATCGATGATCCCCTGTTCTTCGAGTTCGTCTCGAACCTCGCGGCCATCGGCGATCAGGAGCGCGACACGATCCACATTCGTGGCGATACTTTTCAACTTATCGTCGGTGCATGCCTGGAGGCTGAAGGCCACCAGCAGCAGCAGGACAATTCGGGCAACTGTTCTATTTCTCATTGAGTGTTTTCCTCAGTTTTTGGTGTGTCAGGTATTCGCGGCACGGGCGACGATGCTAGATACGCGGCTGCGGAGATCACACCGGACGTGGCGGCCAGGACTAATGTGCTTTTCCATTGGGCGCCGAGGTTGAATGCGTCTGGCTTGATGACCATTCCGGCGATCGAATGCGCCGCCCCGCTGACGAATACGGCCGCGAGACCATGCAGCCACAAAAGACCGGATTTAACTATAGCTTTCATTGAGGGAGTCCCCATAAAGCAAAAGCCGCATGAATGACTCATTTTCTGAATCACTCATGCGGCGAGTTCTTACGAAATTGGTAAGCCTTGAACCGCTATCCGATTGTCAATTCTGCGAGCAGTTCATCGATAGTGGCTATCTCCTGCTTCATCCTGGCCGCCACTTCTAACAAGGTTCGCCTCTCACGTTCCTTTGCATTACGGCGATCGCTTAAAAACTTCCGCAACTGCTCTGGGCTAAGTCTAAGCGTTTCTACTCTTTCAACGCAAGTAATTTCCTGCGGTTCGTCGAGTTGTGACTGATCAGACATCCAACTCCTTATCCCATTTCTCACTCTTGAACGTCTCCTCAATCGCCTCACTTACCCTTTGCTCTACCCCTCTTCGCCTCTCCCTCTCCGATAAAATCCCATACTGTTTGCCGTGAAAATAGCCGGCGCGGTAGGCCGTGCGAATGCCGGAAACGCCGGCGATAACGATCACGCAGAGGATAAAAGCGAAGACTAGCAATAGATCGGTTGTGTCTGGCCTCATGCAGCCTCCTTCAGTTTGCGGTATTCGCGGACAGCATCATCAAAAGCGGCTTGGGCTTCATGCTCAGCAAGATCCAGAATATTCCCGGCATCAGTCTCCCCGCCATCGATCTTGTAGACTCTGTAACTGGCTCTACTAGTTATATAAATTGCCGCCGCCGCGTCCGCCACCTTCTTCGCGGCTTCGAGTTCGTCCATAAGTGAGTGAATAAGCCTACGCTGCGCCTTGTATAGCTCCTGACTCTCTACTGCCTCTCGATATTTGCGAAACGATTCAGAGCAGCGCTCAAACATATCCTTCCAGCCGAGCGCCTCTTCCTGCGCTTTCGCCAGTAATTCCCCAGCCTCGCCACGTTTCAACGCCTCGTTTTCTTCTTTGAGGTTAGCGTTTTCGTTCAACGCGTCGCTTAATCGACGTTCTGCTTGCTGCTTCTCGGCGAAAGACTCAGCAGAGGAAATACCGTAGCGATTGGCCTGCGCCTTCCATTGCGAAACTTCCGCCTGCGCGGCTTCGAGTTGCGCTTGCAGGCTCGCCCCCTCGCTGGTCATAGCCTGCTGACACAATCGGCGCAGCACCTCATTCTCACGCCGTAGTTGGTTTTTCTCGGTATCACTCCAGCTCACAATGCCCTCCGTTTGCGCACAATCGACCGTGGTTGCGTCTTTATGGGTTTGTCCTTGTACCGGGCTATCTCCTCAATGTCCCGCTCTCGAATACAGCCAGTTCTCAGGATCTCAATCACGCAATCAACACTCCGCGCCACGACCACCAACGCGCCAGCCTGGATCAGCCCATAAAGCGTCCGTGCCTGATCCGGGCTGAGTCGCCCCTTCGCGGATTTGCACTCAACGGCTAGCAGTTTGCCGCCGCGCGCACAGCCGGTAATGTCAGGCCACCCCGGCGCGATCCTGCGAACAAGCTGGCCTCGCTCGTTGTAACTGCGCTTGGCCTCGGTGATCGTGTGCGGGATTCGCTGGACGCGCAGGTATTGAATGATCGCGTCTTGGATCTGCGCCTCTGTCGCCTCTGCGCGTAGAATCTTGCGGCATTGTTCGAGTGAGATTCGCTCTGTCATACGCCCGCCTTTCTCAGTGCCTGCTCGACCATAACTTTCGCCTGCGGGAATCTGGCAGGCGGGAACAACTCGTAAATCCGCTCCGGGGAAACTTCGCGGGAAAGCGACTCAACGCCGAAAATCTTGCGCATTAACTGGTGTGCGGTTAGCGGATTGGCCAGAACATCCGCAGCATCGAGCGCTTCGCGCACACCGGGGCAGTTGAAAAAGCCGGCCAAGACAAGTTCTTTCCAGATGGCGCCATAGGGCGTCTTTTCTTTCGGCTTCTTCTCCCTCTTCGGCTTCTCTGGTTCCATGCCGATCTCCGTAATCCATATCAGCATTTCCCCGTCCGCATTGCGCGGAATGGTTCTCAGAAAGCCCCACGCCTCTTCGTCGAACTCGAACTGAACCAGACAGAAAAATTCCCCCTTGGTGTTCTCTTTCGTTATCACCCGGCGGTTGCGCCAGGTGAGTTGGACGGGTTTGTTTATCTGCGCTATGCCGTTTTTGTCGCTCATGCCGCCACCCCCACAATTACCCAGTATTTGCCGCTGGCCGTCGCCACCAGGCATTGCCGCTCGTAAACCGTCGCCTTCCCTATTTCGCTATACTGCGGATCTGCCGCCGGCCGAATCTCGCGCACGGTGCGCCAGACGCTGGACCGGCGCGGCTCCGGCCTGAGCTGGCGAGGAATGCGAATGGTTTGAAGTCTTCGGTGCGTATTCAAAACATTTCCTTTCTGGCCATGCCGTGGAGTTCGAGCAGGCGGCGCATAATTGACACCCCATACTGGTCGCTTGCCTGGGACCAATGCTCGCGCAGATCATCCTTGCCGACGTTGGAAGTCACGACGAGTTGATGGCGATATGTGTAAATCGCATCCATCAGCAGGAATAACTGCTCACCGGCGAACTCGGTCGGGCGAGCCTTATCAAACTCGTCGAGAAAGATTAGCCAGCGGCGGGAAGAATCGCGCAGGTTTTCGGATGTAATGACCGGGAGTTGCCCAGATCCGCACTCGTAGCGGCGGAACTGGCCGAGGAGTTCGGCCAAAGGGATCGCCACCGCTGGCCGATCCTGCTCGATGGCGCGCCTATAAAGCAACCAGCCGAACATCGATTTACCGCAGCCAACCCTGCCAGCAAGGAGCAGGGACATATCAGGATCTTTGCGCAGGGCCGCAATTAGCGATGGTTGGCCCTCGTGGCGTGTCAGGTCCGGCTGGATTGTCTCCAGATCCAACCCGCGATATTCGGGCGGAATCCGATCCATCTTCAGGCGTCGCTGCTTCACCTTGAGACATTCGCAGGGCTTTGCCCCCCGAGGCTCTAGAAATATCCATCCGAGATCCTGACAAGTCGCGCACTCATAAACAGGCTCAGATCTGTCTCGCATCGCGGATTCCAAGTTCTTCAGTTGTTCGGGCATTACCAGTTTGAGCGGTGTCAGGTTTGCCATTGGTCTTAAATCCCCCTTTCTCTGGGATTCCGGTGACGGTCCAATCGAATAGCCAGGCGAAATTGTCTGGCCTGTAGCCGCGTTTAATCCAAGCGATGTAACAGGCCTGAATCTTTCCAGTGTCCGGGGAGTCCCCCAAAAACTGAATCATCTCGTCCCAAAGCTCTTTCTTCGGGTAGCGGGAGGTTGCAGCCTTTATGGCCAGAATTGCCGGATGCTTACTCCGGGGATCTCCGGGTTTCGGCTTTCGCTTTTTCGCGCCTATATCTCTCTTGTCTTCTCCTAAAGAACTTTCTTCTAGAGATAAAGAATCATGTATATAGGCAACGTCTTTTTGCTCAATCGTTACATCAGCGTTACTTGAGCGTTTCTCAGGCGTTACTGAAGCGTTACATCTATGCCTTCTCACCCGTTCCGCAGCCAAAACCCTTTGTTTTAGTTTGACTTGCATCCTCTTGCTGATGACCGTTACATTTCCATCTCTCTCGTGAGTCTCCGCAACCTGGGTGGTTCGTAATTCAGCTATGGCCGCGACGAATTCAGCGGGAGTGCAGCGACATACACGGCAGAATTGATCGGGCGTGTATGTGACTTGACCACTACGACCTAACTCGTGAAGGACGCATAACAAATCGAACCAGATCCCCCGTGTTGATGGAGAACACATTGAAAGACCGGAATCTTTCATATCATCAACCAGATCCTCCGCATTGAAATCATTCCCACGCATTAAAGTAATTCTCGAATCGCTTCGATCAACTGTTCGGCATCACCATTAAAATTGCGCACTAACACCTTGGCAGCCTTCTTAATGTCAGCGGGCACGGTAAAGGTCTTCGGTCGGAACCCGGCCTTCACCATTGCGGCGTTGGCCGACATCTGGCCAGCAATAACTTTCTCGTGGAGCTTTGGAGCGGATTTGCGCAGGCGACGAAGCGCAGCGGCTTGGCTTGTTCCCGAGGGAGCGGGATCAGTTTTTATATTATACAAACTGATTTTAGCCTCTTCTGATTTTCTATCGCCCCCGTTCTTGCCCTGGATCTCCTTCTCCAGCTCATCCAATGCTTCGGGATCGTCAGCACACAGGCGCCGCAATGTCTTAATGTCCGCTCCCAGTCCTTCCAGCGGCTTTGCGCTCACGAACTCGGCAAACCTCTCGAACTTGACGACCTGCTTTGTCTGTCTGATATACCGCTCCCGCCAGCACCCCTCCTTGATGATCTTCTTCAGGAGGCCGGGGACATTGCCTAAGCCGTGTTCGCCGCTGCTAATGGCGTGCCCTAGCGCGTCCGTCACTTCGTAGTTGTAGATCAGGCTAGATTGATCCATCGCCAGCCTCCTGTAACTTTGCGCTGAGATATTCAATGCGGCGCCTCAGTCCATCTTCGTCGGCCTGGCGCGGGGTTTTATGGCGAGCCTCTAGGCAGGAATTATTCACGAACTTGATACAGGTCTCGTAAGACTGGCCCGTCCTAGATTGAAGAATGTACGCCCATCGATTGGCGAGCTTTTTAGCCACGTTCCGCAATTGCGCCTTGCGCTCGTCTTTAGAGGTCTTCCGAGACTCGGCAGACGGTCGCGGGCTTTCTGCGGTCTGGCCTTCGAATAGTTCGCGCAGTTCGTCGAGGGAGGCGGCCAGTTTGACGGCTGCAATACCTAGCTTCTTGGCGATTGGCGCTAGCTTCTCAAGCTCGACTTGTTGGTATTCGTGGCCATCATGGATCGCGCCATCGGGGCGGGCCGTGGCGTCATAGGCGATAATTGGGGTTCTCACTCGCGGCCTTTCAGCGTCTTCGCCTTCCATCTCCCGACGTACCGCTTCACGTTGTTCGCGTAGAACGTGGTCGCGCTCGTGCTTTACTTCAAGCGCATGGATCACGAGGCGCTTATCTTTCGGAATGAAGAAATAGGCGTCCGTGTCTTCGCTATTCCTGCGACGCACGATACGCCCTATAGCCTGGCGAAAGAACAAAGCCGATGTGACGTTGGTTGCGTAGACGCAGACGCGAAGCCTCGGAATGTCCACGCCTTCGCTGACCATCTTCACCGCCACAATCCATGGCGACGAGCCGCGCTCGAATTCAACTATGCGCCGCGAGGCGTCTTCATCTTCCGAAATGGCTATAACCGGATCATACCCGGTGACTTTCTTTATCAGCCGGGCCGCTTCTTTGGCGTGGTTTTGATCCATCGCTATCAGCAATCCGCCAGCGTCCGGTTCATCTTCTCGAATGCGCATCAATTCGCCGTGCGCCTCTCTGATCACGTCTTCCATCCAAGTCGGCGCTAGCAATGCCGCCCGTAGTCTCTGGCCGGCCTCTTCCTCTGTGAGTTCATCATCGAAGGTATGGGTGCGCATCTCGTCTTCAGATAGCCAACTGATTTCACCCTCAAAGGCCGGGAAATAAACCGAACGACACACATCATCACGAAGCGCATCGGCATAACCATAATCATAATCGGCGCTACTCTTATTATTCTCGTACTGTATGAATGGGATCGGGTTGTTGTCCCGCCTAAATGGCGTACCCGATATGCAAAGACGGAATGCGGCGGGACCAAAGGCGTGTTGTATCGCATCACCCCACGTCATATTCGCCCCGGCATGGTGAATCTCATCGAAGATAACGAATGTCCGCCCCGCAAGACGCCTGTGCAAGTCGGGCTGAGATCCAACGGCTTGATACGTAACTACAATGCCGTGATAGTCGCGCGCCTCGCGCCCGTCCGCGTTCTCAAATTCGCCATTAAGATCAATCCCGCAGCGGTGCGCCGACTTCACCCACTGCTTGCGCAAGTGCGAGGAAGGGGCGACGACTACAATCCGATCGACCTTGCCGCCGCTGAGCATTAAATGAGCGCAGCGCATAGCGAAAATAGTCTTCCCGGCACCGGGCGTTGCCACGGCTAAAAAGTCGAACGACTCATGGCGAATGAATCTATCGAATGCTTCCTTTTGCCATTCCCGCAACTCAAGATTGCTGGGCCACTCTCCTAATTTCTCGGCCATTCTTCTATTTCCTTTCTTCAGGTTACACTTGGGGCATAGGGCACGAATGTTTGTCGCATCTGTAACCCCGCCGAGCGAATAGGGCTGGCCGTGATCACCATGCCAGCCCGGTTCCAATTCTTCGCCGCAGTCTTCACACTTGCCGCCAGCTATCAGAAAAGCAGCGACTCTTTCGCTCGTGTTGAATCTGCGGCGCTCCATCATTTAAGCCTTCGCCTTGCAGTAAGAGCCGTCAGCCAGTTTCTTCGGGCAAAAAAATCCGCCTCTTTGGCCTGGCCTCATCTGCGAGCCGTGAACCGGACAGGTGGGAACGTCTCCAGCGGTTGCCGGCGCGCTCTCCTGCGGCGCCCTGACGGCGGCTTTCAGCGGCTGCCATCCGGCGTTGAGCAGTTTGCCCACCATGTTGTTGTAATGCTCGATTAGCTTCTCGGCCTGGCTGGCCTGCGGGCAACGGAACGTCAACATCACTTCCTGCCCCGAGCCGTCGAGCATCTTCACATTCATTGAAAAGCCGGCTTCCATCGTCGTGACGGCCGGCTGTTGCGCTTGCTGTGTTGCTTGTTCTGCCATAGCTCCTCCCATTGTTCTGATTAACTGTTAGCAATTGAACATCCACCAAACGACGATCCATAAAACGACGCCCGCCCCGATCGAGTACGCCGCGCCTTCCCAGAATTTCAGATCGTGTTTCATGATTCCTCTTTGTTTAACTGCCCCGCCGCGACCGGTTTCGCCGGATTTATCTGCGCTTTTCTTGATTACGAACGTCCAAAACCAAAAGAACAACGCGGCGGGGCATTCCCCATAGGTTTGACACAGATTCGTTGATTTCCCCTGCGCCCCCACCACACTGCATGCCGCCGGTCGGGCGCGGGGCCGGCGGTGAAGAGTTCAATGTTTCAGCCAATCAACCACGGTCCCGCAGTCGGGACACGCGCCTTCCGTTAACTTGCCAAGCGGAAATACTTGACGGCAGCCGCCGCACAGTAGCGGTAGATTGTCTCTATCCTTCTCGGCCTCGATCTCGCGTATGCGCTTCAGTTCAGCCGCCGCATGCTCGGCGTATATCTGGCCTGCAACCTCGATGATCTCCGATAGATTCTCGGCGAGCTTCATCTCGGCCTGGGTCAGTTCATTCGCCAGCCGAATGCGGCCGTCCGAGATCTGCCAGTTCTCGTCGGCGAATCTCTCGTCAAATGCCGCCAGGCGAATGCGTCTATTCTTCGCGGTGATCATCTCCCGCCTACGATCGGTGAATAACTGCTCCATGCGATCGAGCGTGTCCTGCGTCGGCAGCTCTTCGACGAATGTGTCTGAGTATTCAATTTGGGCAATATTCATTTCTTAACCTCCGTTGCGCTAATTACCCGCGACGGCTTAGTGTTTTTGCGCTTGATCACGCGATCAGCAAGAATCCAGGCGATCTCGCTGTTGGCCGCTTTGATCGGCAGCGACACGATCTTGCCGCCGATGTCAACTTTAACTTCGAACTCTTTGTCCTTTGCCATTGACGTGTATACCGGCGAGCAGGTCGGCGGCTTCGTTGCAGCGCCGCGCGGCTGCTCTGAGTTCCTTCTCGGCCTCGGCGTCGGACTTCTGGGCGCTCTGGCCGCGAGCGCGACGGCCTGCGGCGGCCTCGCTGTTGATATAGTCGAGGATTTCGTCAACGCCTTCTGGGTTTCTGGCGCCAACTGCATCGAGTAATAGCATTAGGTTTTCGAGCGGGTTGAAACGTCCTGTGGCTGTGCTGTCGTCGGCCTCGGGTTCTCTGCGCCACTTCTTAACCGTATCGACAGAGCAGCGCATCAGTTTTGCAATGCGTTCAGCTTCTCCCCGTGGTATGGCTTGTTCTAAAATCTCCCACGTCTGCATATCTCTGTGTCCCGTTTCTGCTTGATAAAAATACTTACATCTCGGGGCAGTACCCCGTATTGTTCGCGTATGCTATCCACGCTCTCCCGTAGGAAAACTCATTACCGTTTGCGGTCAACGCAGCGTCTTGCGCCGTGGCGTATGGTGGCGTGTAGTCGGCGATGGTGGGCGTGTCGTCGGTGTGTCTCTGGGTGTTCAAGTAAATATCGGTCCTGGGGCTAATAGGTATAATTTCTGTCATTGTGTTTAGGTCTTTGACAAGTAACGTTAGTAGTTAATCGGCGATTGGTCTTGGCGGGCAAATCGCCGATTCGTGTATATAGCGACGGGCATCGCACCCGCCTGGAGGTCATTCACCCTGATTTTTGCGGCCCAGGGCTACCATCATTCGCAGGGCGCCCACCTCTAGCGCGCCTCTTGATGGCGAATCGCCTCCCTCTTCTGGGCCTATTGGTTCCCTTGCCGTCCGTCATTTCCTTGAACCGGAGGGGATCGCACGGCGGCGATTCGCCAAACTAAAAACAGCTCAACTCGAACGCCTGAAAAGCGTCGTAGTTCTTCGGATTGTTCTTCCACTCGATCAGGGCGTCGAAAAGCTCTTGCTTGACCTTGTAGGTCGGGAAGTGTCCATGCGGCATCCGTCCAATGAGGCCTCGCTCAACGAGTTTAGTAACCGTGCGCCGCGCTCCGTTATGGGCGTTGTCGCGGCGCGGAAAGACCTCTTGCGGTTCAAACTGCGGCAATGGATCAACGTTCGTTAGCCCGTAAAGAGCCGCCGCGACTTCTGCTTGTGCAAGTGTTAGTTTGTTAGCCATTGGTTACTCCCTTTCTTGAAACATCATCCCGAGGGGCGCGGCCTCCGATCCCCCAATCTTCAACCGCGCCCCTGGTGGCATCGGAGGCGCGTTGCCTCCGAATCTGGAAAGATCGAATTGCTGCGGGCCGAATTGCACGGCTAAGGAAACGACTGGGTTCTAGTCATCCGCTATGCGTTAGACATCACCCCGGATGCGTCCTGCGTGTCACCTGTCCACGCCGCCGCAGCATCTTGAGGTAGCCCTACTTGCATCTCGCAATCCGTGCCACTTCGTCTGCTGATTTCATCTCGTAAAGTTGTTCGCGCGCCACATCGTTTATGGCTCCGCAGAAATCCGACATGCCCATATAACCTCGAAGTTTGGGATGCGTCGTGCGCCAGCTTTTTGGGTCGATACGCAGCTCCCATCCCGTCGTGTCGTTCTTGATAGTCCAGACTTCACCGTTCGGGAACTTCACGGTTTCGCCTTCACACGGTTGGTTGAAAACGTGAATGTGTTCCGCTGCGTAATTAGCGTAATTCGACATAACCGCTCCTTATTTCAATCTGCAGGGCGGCGCTTCCAACACCGCCCCGCCTTCGTTTCGCGCCCAACCGTCCATTCGTCGTGGCGCCGTTACTCGGCCGCGTTGGCCGAATGTCATTTCAATAATCCGAGGGACTTCATTGTCCCCGTCGCGCCCAGACGCCGCAGCGTCGGCAGCGCGGATTCATAACCATTGCCTTTAAATTCTCTTTTCACCGGCGCTGGCGTGCGGCTCGCAGCGATCCACTGTTCAACGTGTTCGCGGCGCACATAAAGCCGCGTGTGGTATCCGCCCGGCTGCCAGCGCTCAATCGAGGGAAAGTGCTTGTATGAACCGTCCGCGTTTTTCATTCGGAAGTAGTCTTGAGGCCGGCACATCAGCGCGGCGGCTTCGCGGTAGTCGATCCATTCGTTCATTGATCGACCTCCCCGTAGAGTTCCTTCGCGGCAACGCTCATCGCGCCCCAATAGTCCCGGCGGTTTTCAGTCATGATTTGGTAAGCCCGACGTTGACACGCCATATGGGCAATTGCCTGTGCGTGAGCGCCCGCAAGATAAAAATCGCCCTTCTCTATCTGCGTATGTATGTGGCGCAAATGATACTCACACGCCTCATCCCACTGATCGTCCATGAAAGTCGTGATCAGTGGGGCTTTGCGCTGTTTGCGCGGCGCATCGTTCTGGCGTTGCTGGCGGCAGCGGATTGTTTTCGGTGAGTCGTATGCCATAACGAAAAGGAATGTACGCCAATGGCTAACAGTTGTCAATACCTGCCTAACAAGTTTTTCAAAAAAAATTACGCCGCCATCTCGAAGGCGGTAAGCGCAAGCAAATCAACGCCATACAGCGCGCACATGCGCGCAAGCGTGGTAGGCGACGGTTTCTGACCGCCATTTTCATATTGCCAGAGCCGTTCCCGGTGAATGCCAAGCATTTCCGTCGCTACCTTATTCGCGGATAAGTCTGGGAATTTGGCCAGCCTCGCCTGCTTGAGCTTGTTGGGATCGAATATCAGCTTTTGAACTAGTCTCGGTTCCATGCGCGCAGTGTAGCCAGGAATGCTTATTTAGTCAACCATTGGCTAACACATTTTTACACACGGTTAACAGATCTAGTGTTATTCATTGCCTAACGGTATGGAAAAAGAACGGGACAAATATGCTGAATTGTTCGCCGATTATATGATCGAGGCCATGGCGCGCACCCGATTGCGCCAGTCTGAGATCGCCCGACTGACCGGGTTGTCGAGGGCGACAATCAGCCAGATCGTAGGAAAGAAGCCCCATTCATTGACGGGCAAGCTACTCCTGCCTGAGCGGGAGACGGTAGACAAAATCGCAAATGCCTTCGGCGATCCCGTTTCAAAAGCTCGGCGCGCCGCTGGGTATAGCGGCGGCAGTGATAAAGATGAGCGCAAGGCAGGACTCGACGCCGAGCGACAAGCACAAGCGGCCCGAATAGCCGAGATGGTAAAGAACTTTGCCCAACTCTCGCCTGAGCGCCAGGCCCAAGTAATGGCGATCATGCAAGTATTACAATCAGAACACCCAGAAGCCTTACAGATACTTGGCCCAGAATTCACAGTAGAAGACCTAAGCGAACTAGACACAGACTTAATAGAAAAAGACACAGGATCTTAATTAGCCTCACCAACCCCAGAGGAAAGGATACGAATGCGCTCGCCCCCACAGTCCCCAATGCTCACTCATCCCTGATCTTGGTTCGCTTGATCTTTTAACGCGGCTGAAAAACCCCACAGCCAAACATGCCGAAAAGTCGCAATAAGTAAGCAAGCGGGCTGCTTTGTTTTGGAAATAAAAAACAAGGAGTCCATCATTGAAAAAATCATACATAGTTGTCTCATCGCGTCTTGAAATAGACGAAGGCGCGGAGGTGATCACGGCCGGGCGAGGGGAATCGAATATTAAGCCCGGGTCTTTTTGCGTGGTCAAACTCGGTTCAATTATCACGTATGGGCGGTTTTTCCCGAGTCTCGCCGGTTCCGACTGGCTCGTTCAGCCGGGACGCATGGTGCGAATTGTCGGGAAGGCGGTAATCGAAATATTGGCCCTGGCGATAATGATCTCGCCATGATCGACAAACGCTACTCAGCAAAACACCGGCGCAAAATGTGGGGCTTCGACGAGCGGTTTCTCGACGGCGCTGGACGCAAGAAGCGCGTGCGGCGATACGAGTTCGAGACACGCGACGAAGCCGAAGAAGTGGTTGCCGCACTGAGACGAGCGGAGAGGGAAAGGGAGTACGGCTTAGCGCCGCTGATCAATCGGCCGACACTGCAAGAGCTAGTTGAGAAGCGGATTCCCATGATCGCAGCCAAAGCGGAGCGCACACGCGCGAAACGTATTCTCTATACCTGGCTGTCTCTGATCGATCAGAGAATCAGGGTGGACGAAATCAAAACCGCCACCATTCGCGTCTACGTCGAGAAGCGCCAGGCGGACGGGCGGCCACCGTCATCGATCAACAGGGAATTGGCGACGATCGCCGCCACGCTGAATCAAGCAGGAGAAATATTTTCAGAGTTGGAGCAGTGGAAGACGCCGAAGATGCCGCGACTGAAGGTGATCAAAAGCCGACGCGAGCGATTGATCTCTGACGATGAATACAGGCAGATCGTCGCCCACCTGCGCCGGCCAATGGATGAGATGGACGGCCCGCCGCCGAATCGTCCGAACGCCTATAAGTGTCGAATCCGCTGCGCCCAGATATTCGAGTTTGCGATGGCTACCGGCGCCAGGCACGGTGAGATCGTGGCGCTGAAGTGGATGGACATTTCATGGGAGCGGGGAAAGATACTGATCTATCAAAGCAAGACAGATCACTATAAGGAGATCCCGTTGAGTTCGTCGCTGATCAGGATTCTGAACGAGCGCAAGCCGGCAGTGGGGACCTATGTATTCACGAAGAACGGCAGGATCTTTCTCACGTTCTATAAGTTTCTGCGGGCTGCCTGTGAACATATCGGCATCCCCTACGGTCGATGGGAAGAGAATGGGTTGATACTTCATTCCGCGCGCCATACTGTCACGACCCATATGATCGAGGCGGGTCTCGACTATGACACGATCGGCTCGATCACCGGTCACAAGGCGAAGGAACTGATAGCGCATTATGGGCACAAGCATCCTGGATCTGTGGCTAGAGCTGCCGCAGCTCTGGAGGAAATGAATAAACGGCGCGAAAAGTAGCTACGGCTGGCCAATCCGTGGACATGGAAAAAGTGAAAATATTGCGTCTAAAAGACTTGCCAATGCCTTCGTAGAGAATCATATATTTCAGCCACCTTCGCTTACCGCATTGCATTTACATTACTTACCGAATTATCCAGTTCCCTGAATTTACCGAATTTACCGATAGTTCAGTATGGCTGGGACAAATTGTGGACAGCGAATTTTAGCTGTGCTATCTTGCACTCGTTCAACCGTCCTACTCGTCTGGCACTTCCAATGCCCGGCGCCAATCAACCCTAAAAATAGAACGCCCGCGTGGCGTGATAAAAGCACACCACACGGGCCACCGCACACAGACCTAAACAAGAATGTGCGGCGGGACATTTATAGCATTTTCGGCCATAAATCGTCACGCCGCCCCTATTAAGAAGGGGGCGAATATGAACACACCTAAATACGAATGGGGAAAGGCCACCATCTTCTGTTGCTGCGTCCTGGCCGCCGCGCTCGGCGTCGGGATCAGCAATTACTACGTCTTTTACGATTCGTTCTGGATGGCGACGATCTTGCTGGCGATTACTGTCGGAGTGGCAGCCGTCGCCGCCTACTACTCGGGCGATGCAACACCGAAAGTCCGCCACTATTGCATAATCTTCCACCTGATTATCGGCGCGGTTCTCTGCGTCAATCTGGCCAGCCACTTCGTCCTTGCCCGCCAGATCAGCGCGGCGAAAACCGGAGTGATAGATCGACACGAGGAAGAGAACAGACAAGAGACGTTCCGCGAGCTCGAAGCCAACCGCCAAGCTAAGCTCTTAGCTGAACAGCGAGCGCTGGCGGAAGAAGAGAGAAAGCGATTGCGCGCGGAGGCTGGGAGGCTGGAAGCCATGCGGCGAATGGGCTATCGCGGCGGGTATGTGCCGCCTGCGAGCGCTCCGGCCCCTGCCCCAACTGTCCAAGCGCCGCAATTACCGGACTCCCTGACGAAAAGGGAAGAGAAGTCAGCGCCTGCAAAAACGCCCGAGCAACTACAGCGCGAATGGAATCCCTGGCTAACCTTCTGGGCGTTTGCGGACGTCTTCATTTCGGTGTTGGGTGGCCTAATCCTGGCCGGACGCTGGGAGTGGGACCGGAACCATGACGGGGTTGCGGATCACCTACAAAAACCCAACGAGTTCCCGCACGAGGTTGACGCGGGAAAATCCTAGCCGCTGAGGGAAACGAGGGAACGGCCGCGAGGGCCAGGCCCTCGGCGGCGATGGAGGTTGAGAATGAGAGACAAGACGAAGGTAGCGATCGGAGTGCTGATTTGGGTCTCGATCGTGGGATATCTGGCGCTCCAGTTGTGGGTGAAATGATTGGGGCATTTGAGATCAAAAAACGCAGATCAAATGCCCCAAAAATAGTTGGGGAAATGCCCCAAATTCCCCAGCCGGCAAATGCCCCCAATAGCCCCAACGTAACTCTTGGAAATGGGGCATTTGCCAAACCTACCGGATGGTCAAAACTGTGGAGATTGGAACGCAATGGAAAGTATTTCAAGTTCAGACTCAGATTCACAAACACCAAAGACACGCCCCCGGAAATCCAGCGCGTCACGAGGCAAGGCGGCAGGATCAGCCCCAAAATCGAAAGGGCGCTCAGCCTCCGGCCGGGGAAAGGACGCCACGAGGCCTCAAGGGTGGAAGCCGGCAGGTTTCGAAGTCGGGCTATCAATCTTGCAGGCCGGATTCGATCAAGCTCTGGACGAGGGGCTGATAGCGAGATTGGGGGAATTAGCCCCAACGGAACAAATGCCCCAAAGAATCCTGATCGAGATTTGGGGCGCCGCGATATGCCCCAATTGCCAGGCGTGGACGGAGCAGGCGAACTGCCCGGCGTGCGGGAATCAGATTGGGTAATGTGATTCTTAACAAAACAATCCAAAGGTAAAGAGCGATGCGATTACTTGATTTGTTTTGTGGTGCTGGCGGTTGTTCGGCTGGCTATCAACACGCGGGCTTTTGGGTTCGTGGCGTCGATTGCAAGCCGCAGCCGCGATACGTCGGTGAAGAGTTCATCCAGGGAGACGCGCTTGAATATCTGTCGAGCCTGATTGATTCGGGAGAGATCGAAGAGTTTGACGCTATCCACGCATCGCCGCCTTGTCAGGCGTACAGCATCATGCGGAAAAAATTCCCTGACCGCGACTATCCCGATTTATACATTGCAACGCGCTCGCTCCTGTCTGGCTTAAAACATCCCTGGGTAATTGAAAACGTGATCGGCTCCCCGCCTGGACCGTCAATCATTTTGTGTGGCAACTCTTTTGGACTTGGAACCTATAGGCATAGGAGATTCGAGAGCAATATCGCGCTTCTTGCGATGCCCCATAGCCCACACCGAATTAAAAGCGTGAGGCAGGGCTATGGCGCGTATAACGGGGAGATGATGTCAGTTACCGGAGATCTCAATTCACAAAAATTCTTTGATGCGGCAAAGAAAGCGATGGGCATTGACTGGATGGAGCGCAAAGAACTCTCGCAGGCGATTCCGCCAGCCTATACGGAATACATCGGGCGTCAGTTGATGATCGCCCTCGATTCTTAACAGAACGTTTCTTTTGTAAAGAAAGGCAAAGGAAAATGAACGACTCGAATCAAGAAAAGCGAGAGAAACTGTTACAAGCAATGATTTACGCGGACGGGGTTGGCGATCAGGCCGGCTACGAATCCGCCCGCGCCGAACTCGAAGGGCAGAAGGGCGACGGCTACCCCGCCGTTCAGCACGAACTAGGCGAGGACGGAGTTAAAACGCTGGTAGAAGACCGAAATAATGCGCAGAAGCGAATCACCGAGCTTGACGCGCAACTGGTCGACTGCCAAGCCACCCTGCACCTGCGCGAATCTCAGCGCGACACGGCAGAGGAAAGCGAGTCGGTAGCGAACGCGAAAGTCAAAGAACTTGAGGCGCAGCTGGCGGACTTGAAAGACTTCGCCTACAACCGCGCGCCGAAGATTGCGGCTGAGCAGGCGGACAGGCAGATGGCAGAGTTGCGGGCGCAATTGGCCGAGAAGCAGCGCATCATCAGAGAACACGAAGCGGCGACTGTCCGACTGTGTGGCCAGATAGACGACGCAGTGGCGCGGCTAGTTGCAGCCGAAGCGCGGGCAGAGGCGATGCGGAAGGCGCTGGAAATGGTGGAATGGCGCGCGAGCGGAGCGCACTATCAATGCTTGTGGTGTCACAATATCAAAATGCTCGGCCACAAGTCAGACTGCGCGCGTCAAGCCGCCCTCGCGCCCACGCCCGCCGAAAGTGAGGTGAAAGAATGAAGTGTCCAGAATGCCAGTTTGGACTAGATAGTAATGGCTTGATTGCGTGGTGTGAAAATGGCCACGCCTACAAACTCGAATCAACTGAATACCCATGTTTTGTTGACGATGGCACATATTGCAGTGTTCACACGCCCGCCGAACTGACGCCGGTGTTGCCGACGCCTGCGATGCTGGACGCGAAGCGGGCGGTGGATGAGTACGGGAAGGAGGAGAAGTGAGCAACTACAACCGAAAGACCACAACGCTAACCTGCCGCAGTTGCGGCGGCGGCCATGTGGCACATGCTGCGCGTGGCAGCAAAGAATGGGTCGTTAGTCGTCTCGATGAACCGCCTGATGGTCGGCGCTTTTCAATAAGCGCGCCACAGGAATCCTACACGTGCAGGAAATGCCATACGCTGGATGACGTAATGGATTGGTACGGACTTGCACGTGAAGAAGGCGAGACATTGCAAATCTGGCAACGCCGATACCCGCAATTTGCCGCCGACCTCGCCGAGTTTGAGATGTTCTTACAAGCCGCCGACGCGGATAAAGGGGAGGGGGAGAAGTGAGCGACTTTCACGAACTCAGCAGGGAGAAAAAATGGGAATTTATTGATTCGCTTGACGAAAGCGACATGGCGTGGCTTGAATTTCTCAAGCAAGAATCAGGCGGTCGCGCAGGCGTGGCTATGGAACGATTATACCGGTTAAAGAACGCCGCCAACGCGGATAAAGGGGAGGAGGAGAAGTGAGAGAGCCAACTTGTAAGCGATGTGACGGCCAGATGGATTGGGTTGACTGCTGGAGCGGGTGCGACGATGGCTATTTCGACGGATATGAAGAAGACCCGCTATGGTTCCCGCCAGGGGAATTGGAAGTGTGCGGCAACTGCGATGGCAAGGGCGGCTGGTGGCAATGCTTCAACAGTCGATGCCAGCGGGAGGCCGTTGAAGCCGACGCGGGACGGAGGGAGGATTTCTGACCACACTGGGGTGAAACGATGAATGAAAACAGAAAGAAAGCTGTTAATCAGATTGCGACTCGCATCGCTTGGCGAATCTATGGGCCAGGAATTATTGCGTTTGGATTGCTGGGTATCGGCTTTATTGCTATAGCGCTTTTCAACTAAGAGGATTGAGGGGATGAGCGAGTTTGACATTCGAGTCTTTGCCGATGAAATAACTGCGGTTGATAGCGAGCTAGGCCGGATTGCGGATTACGAAGGCGGTGACCACGGCCCGACATACTGCGCCTGGATAGCCGAGGATGAGCATTGGCGGACTTACTGCGAGAAGGCCATAAGACTTCATCGGGAAGCCATAGAACTTTGGCGAAAAGGAATCCGCGCGAGGCTGGGAATAGCGCGCAAATAACTGGAATTACATTATGGCCAAACCTAAACGCGACTGGGCATGGCGGCGGCTGCTGTGGTAATATAGCGCCAGTCAGAAGTAATACCACAAGGCCCGCTGTTTGATGCTACGCCTTCTAATCGGAGAATTAGACAGCGGGTTTTGCTTCTCTCGCCAAGCCGGTAAACCCTTTAAAAGCGAATGAAAATTCCCTGCTGTTTACATAACAACCATTATCGGACGCACCCATAGTCTATCTATGGGACGCTTGAGGAAGAAATAGCCGCCACGGCGCGGCGCGTGGTAAAAGAGGAAATATGACAGCACAAGAGATTATCAACAAATGGATAGGCGAGGCCTTCTCATCCGATGATCGGGCAATCAAGGAAGCGGCGGCCGCAATTACGGCGGGGATGCGAGAGGATATTGAAGCCGCGGTAGAAACTGGAAAAGAAGAAGAACGCGAGGCCTGTGCGAAGATTGCGGAGGAAGAGGCGAAAACCGCCTTTCATCCAGGTCAGGAGAATAGCGCCTTTCTCTATATCAATGCGAGTATAATAGTAAATCGAATCCGCGCCCGCTCGAAATAGCAAAAGCCGGCCAGGCTTCCCCGGTCGGCTTTCTTTCTTGCGCGTGGTAAATTGTGGGAGGAAGAGGGGCTATGACTGACGAAGAAAAAGCGGCAGTGTTTATTAAAAGATATTTCGGGACTTACACAGAAGCCTTTCGCGACGAGATGATTCCAAGGCTCGTGAAACTAATTCAAGACGAACGCGAAGCATGCGCCAAGATTGCGGAAGAGAAGGACAAGGATGGCGAGTGGTACATGGGGGTATTTGCCGATAGTATCGCTGAACAAATCCGCGCCCGATCGAAACGTTGACGTGATAAATTGTGGGAGGAAAGGGAAAGAAATGACACCGAGACAAATAGCAGAGTGGGGCATTAAGGGGGATTTCTCCAGAGGCGAATCGGAAACTCTAGGAATCGCCAAAATAACAAGGTGGATTGAGGAAGCCATCACCGCCGCCGAAGAAGCCGCTCGCAATGCCGCCGTCGAGGAAGAGCGCGCGACGTGTGCGAAGATTGCGGACAACGCCGGGCGGAAGTTCCATCACAAGGACATGCGGGAGGCTGCGGAATCTATTGCTGGTGAAATCCGCGCCCGATCGGAGAAGTAGGCGGCTACTTCTCTTCCTTATCCCTTCTCTTCTCTACCGTCTCCATCGCGGATTCAACGATCTCATCTACCGACTTCTCTTCAAAGTCCTCTTTCCCCAGATTCGCCAAATGCCGCTTTAATCCAGCCCAGGCGGCGGCTTTAGTCTCGTTGTCGGCGTCCTTGTAGAATGAGTCTTGAATCAGTTCCTGTGACATTCGGGAGAACGTCTCGGCGAATCGGCGTTCGCGAATCCGCAAGTCCGATGTCGCCTCGCGCGCGCCGGTCTTCTTGTCGGTCTTCGGCGCCGGGAACGAAATAGACACCTTCTCGCCCGCTCTATTCAGTCGGCTGATCTCTTGGGCTACCGGACGAGGGGTATAGGTTGAAACGTTGGCAGGGCTGAATTGTGCGGCAATGCGGGCGGATGTGCTGAACTCACCGAGAGCGGTTTTACGATCCTCGCCTGTGAGCAAACTTGGACGCCTCGGAAAACTCTCCGACACGCCGGGAATCTGGCTTAATGCGCGGCTTGTGGCTTCTCTCGCAAATCCTCCGATCCCACCCCGTTGCTCTGGTCGGGTATCCCTCTCGTATGGATCGATCACCTGGCGGGTTTGGCGTGCGAGGGACGGGACGAAACTTGACGGCACGTCCAGCCCGATCGCCCTCATAAACTGATAAACCACCTGGCTCGGCGTTTCGCCCGTTCCGGCTTGCCTCACATAGCGAGAGAGATTCTTTATCACGGACTGATCGCCCATAATGTCGAGCGTCTTGGCCAGGGAGTTGTAAACCGCTTCCCCGCTGGCTTTCGCGCCTGACACCCCGCCGAGCTTGCCATTCTTATGCAATCCCCACAGCGCGGCGCCAGCACTCAAATTCATTGCCCACGGTTGCAGCCAGTCTATTGAATACAGAGTATCGCCGTCCTGCATTTCACCGCCAAAATCGCCTGTGAGCATCCTGCGCAGCGCCGAGGCATTCAGGGAGTAACCCCTAACCCCCTCTTCCCTCTCGAACCCCTTCCCGGTCTTGTTTTCTTCCTCTGGCCCGACCAGAACACCGGCAGCCGCCAAGCCGGCGCCGAGTCCGACGCCAGTTGCTGCGCCCTCAGCCACGCGGGACAGAGCGAGCAGCGTGTTGCGGCGGCGGAATTGGCCAGGCGTGGCGGCTTGTTTTGCCACTTCAAACAGGCCAAGGGGGGATCGTTCCAGGCCTCTTTTTAACAACGCGCCGGGGATCTGGGTGTATTTGGCCACGAAATCACCGAGGCCGAATTTATCCGTCCCGGTGATCGGCTTGCTGGCCTTGTTAAAGAACTTCTTGAGATGTTTTAGCGCATCCGAAGCGAAATTCTTGTCTCTCAGACTTGCCTTGTTCGCCTCCAGCATCGCCTGATCGATGGCGTCTTGCTGAGCGAACGGCTTCCCTGATCGCTTCCCTGCTTCCACGATGGACTTTAGCGAATCTTCAAATCTTGTCTGCCAGTTCGCAGCGTCTGGGATCTCGTTGAGCCAGGTCATTACCTTTTGGACGGCCTTATCGACCTTGTTCGCATTGGCGGTATGCTGAATCGGGCTTCGCTTTCCCGGCAACGGCTGACCGGACTTGTAGGCCTGCACGGCTTTCTGCATGTTGCGAACGTAATTGACCAAATCGCTGCCCCGCGGCGCCGTAATCTGTCTCCCCTTACCCGTCACCCCGCTGTACACCCAATCCATTGCGGCGGCGACCCTGGTAGCGATTCTTTCCTGCTTACCATATCCGACATGCTGGAGAACGTTGCGGATTACGAATTTCGGATTGCCTAATTGGCTTAATGCTTGAACGCCCCCGGCAGTCCGTGACACTTCCGCGCGCGACGGCCGCCTCATATTGCCGAGGAATCCCAGTCCGAAGCCCATAACGTGGCCCTTGCCTTCGCGGAGAGTCGCGGCGGAATAGTAATCGTTGCCGATTTTGACAAGATTGTTTCGCTCTGCTTCCTTCAGTGACTGCGGGTAATCGTGGCGGTGTAGGCTTATCCCGCCTTCCTCATTGGCCTTGATCATTGCCGCGTCAAAGTCGGCTCTAGACATACCGGGAAACTGTTCCCGCAGTTTAGTGATCTCAACCGGCGAACTCGGCGTCCGTGCCAACCTGGCCACACTGCGAACGATATCCGGCGGCTTCCCTCTTGATTCCATCGGCGCCGCTGGTTGCGCTACGGGGCCAGTGGACTTCACAAACGACGCTTCCCTATTCCCCCGGGTGCGCGGATTCTGGATCGTGCGTTCAACGCCTTCGCTATCGATCACGCGCAGTTTGCCACGCGGTACGCCTTTCTGATTGGGCGACTCGGTTACTGCGCCGAATTTGCTGTGCTGGATCTGGCGCCCTGTCTCCACAGATGGCGGCGTCTCAAGGGCCGCTTCCGTCCTCTTAAACCTCGTCGGCGTCCGTGGCGCAATCCTCTCCCCCGGCTCGATTCCGATCTGCTGCTGCAACCTGCGCCGCTCTTTCTGCTGATCGACTGCGATCTTCAAATCGAAGCGGTTGGCTTCTAACTGTTCAGGTGTCAGGCGCGAACGTCCGCGAATATCCTGATTGCGGACGTCTTCCATGCGTCGGATCTCGTCAACAAGTTCTTGGTCGGAAAATCTCTCAAAATGGCCTTGGCGCGCGTCTTCCCGGGAAATGAACGTTTCCGAGGCCTTCAACCCAGGGATCTGCACCTCTTGAGTCACTTTCCGCCCGGGCGTGAGCGTTTCCGGCATTTCGGGTTCTTTGGCCTGCAATGCGGCGCGTCTCGCCTGTCTCTCTTCCGGCAATGGTCCCCGTTCCGGCCTCATTCCCGGAGGTTCCCCTATTTCCCTTGGCGCGCGGGCATTCTCATAATCCCGAATATGCGCGGTAATCTGGTTGTATTCGTCGCGTAGATCGCCCGTAAAGTCTCCCCTACGGTCGTAGGCGAGGCGCCCTAACTCTTCCTGTCGGGAACGGAGAGAATCTATGGTTTCCGGGGTAGCCTTTGGGACAGCCAGGCGTTCAGTTCTGGGACGATCAATTGGACTTCTTGTTTGGCCTGCTGGAGGTGTTGTTTGTATTCTTTCGTCAACTGCCGCCTCCGGACGTACTTCCGTTTCGGCGGGTTGCCGTTCATTTGGCGGTATATCTGCTTGTGAAGGTCTTCGTACATTGGCGGCAGTTTGCAACCGTTCTGGTTGCATTGTCAACGCTGGCAATTCCCTTGTCGGCGCATTCTCAGCCGCAATCCTCTCCCTGATCGCCGGCATTTGCTGCGTCTCCGGCGCGTCGGGATACTGAAGGCGCTGAGTCTCTGGCGTGACCGACCCCGGCGGCAATAGCTTGCGACTGGGCAGCGATGACGGTTGCGCAATGATCGCGCCTTCCGGCGTGCGTGGTGGTGGAGTTGGCGGCGCAACCTGGGACGCCAGGACAGTTAATTCCCGCCCGTCTTCAAGCTTGACGCGCACACGTCCAAAAGATTGGCCTTCGACCGTCCCATTGACACCTTCAACCGATACTGCTTTACCGCGATAATTCGTGGCCTCGCGCGCAGCTCGCGCTGCCTGCTCTCTCTCGGTGAACGCCCCAACAATCTCACGCTTCTTGGCGGCCACTCGCATCGCTACGCCTTTGCGGTATTTGTCGGCTTCCTGGCGCCCTTGGCCCTGTGCAAGATCGGCAGCGCGCAGTTTGGCTTGATTCAGCGGCTGATCCACTTGCTTTATCCAGCGCGCCTCTTGCTCGGGCGTGAGCGTGTAATCCTTGTCGCCCACTCTGACAGCGCGCCCTTGTGGTTGAGGCTGGGGCGGGGAAGGTTCCGCCCCTGCGGTCACGGGCTGAATGGCTGGGAGAACTTGAGCGCGCGGCGAAGCCTGCGCAGGTTTCGGAACAAATCGTGGATCGGGTTGGGTAACAATCTCTCTAACAGCGCGGGATAATGGTTCAGTAGGAATAATCTCTTCACCGCGCGCAGGCGGCAATAATCTACGGCCAGCAATCGGCGACTCTGGCGCAATGATGGCCCCCTCGGGCGTGCGGGGATTCGGTCTGATTTGGGTTGATATTGGCCGCCTCGCGGCCCCCACCGCGCCAGGCGCTGATAATGCCCCGCCAATTACACCCGATTTTGCCAATTCGCGCGGGTTCAGTTTGCCCTCAAACGCCAATTGCTCAGCCCCCGTGGCCGTCACATTGCCCGCCGCGCCGCCCAAGACTTCGCCCCCTGCGCGCGCTAGGCCCTGAGCGGCTGGACGGGCAAGACGAGAAGCAACGGCGCCGCCAATTCTCTGTCCCGCCTGACCGCCGAGTATTGGCGCAGCTGCGCCAATACCTGTCTGTAGCGCGCTTCTTCCTGGCGCTTGTCGCCACTGTTCAGCCGGGATATTGGCTGCCGCCAGACCACCTCCGGTTAGCGCGGCCCCCAAAATGCCAGTGCCTCCGGTTAGCGCCGCAACCCCTGCGGACGGGATTGCTTCAACGATTCCTTCGCCGATCTCCGTCCCCAGACTCGACGGCCGGCTTGCTTGACGTTCGGCCAGTCCCGCCGATCTCTCGGCCTGCCACTCGGCTAGCGCTTTATCACCAGTTGCGCGGGCCTGACGAGAATGAAGCAGATTCGGGATACTAGGCGCGACCGTCATGGCATTCATGATCGGCGTGAGGCCGCGATTTAACGCGTCCTTCCCGCGCTCATACCATTGCTCAGCCATCGGCTTTTTCTCGAACGCTTCCCGCGCTCTCCCGCGCCGGTTCTGTTCCTGCACACTTTCATACAGCGGGCCAAATTTAGACTCTGGGGCTATCTTTGGCTGTGGCGCACGGTTCATTCTTGCCGATTGATTTAGAGACTCGTCCAAACTCGCCGGCCTGCGGACGTTGAACTCCTGCCGCTCGGTCGGCGCTAGGTTACGCGGCTGCGGGCGTTGTGGCTGCCTACGCTCCCGCATGAACGAATCCACGTCGAAAGACGGTCCAGTGGATACCTGCTGCTGTCCGCCGGGCGGCTGCGCGGCGGCCTTCCGGCGTTCCGCCATAAATTTGTCAATGTCGAAATCTTGTGGCATGTTTTACAGCGTTTAGGAGTTCGGCATGAATATTCTGATCCGCATACTGAAACTGGCGCTTACCAACACTCTCGCAATGATAATGCTCATCAGCGTGATTGGCGGTATCAGCCAGGCATCGGTGTTTTTAATTAGCCGTTGGAGAAAAAGGGGACAATGCCATCATTCAGGGACTCGAAAACCTTGATCCTTAAAATGTTCCTTCATCCCCTTCATCGTCCAACCTGCCGCATGGCCCCCAGCTCGCTTGAATGCCTCTTTGATATCGTCAATTGTGGCGTTGCCTTTCGATCCCGGCTTTGGCTTTGCGCCACCCTGACGCTGTGCGGCACGCGAGTTCGCGCCAGCCTCTCGACGATCGGCAACTTTCTCGCGGGATTTGATATTGCGCTCGTTGATGGCCGCCGCGCCCGACTCGCCTACCGGAACTTTTCTACCATCGGGGAAAATCTGATATGTCCGAATCTTGCCGTCAGGATCAACAATATTCTGGTAGCTCGGCGTCTCGGGTCGTGGCAGAGGTTCGGTGCCTGGGATAATTCCGCCGGCTGCCGGATCGTACAAACCTCGGGGCGAAGTGACGGGCCTCGGCGCCGGTGGCGGTAAACGATTCTTATAAGCCTGTGATTCCAGTTCCCCGATCTGCGCCTGTCTATATTGCGCATTTTGTTCGTCAATCCCGGCCTGTCGCTGCGTTGCGCGTTCCGTGTCTTCCATTCCGAACTGTTCGAGGATCTGCGGCCGTCTCCGTTGGTTGAACTGTTGTTCCCGTAGCCCTCTTGGATCAGCGGCGCCGTAAATGCCACCAGTTAATGCGCCTGCCAATCCGCCGCCATGCGTGAACGCATCAAGCGCGCCGAGTCCGAATGATTTCAACCGCCCCGGCGTCCCCCGCATATATCCCTGCTTTTCGGCCTGATAACGCTGAGAATGCGTTGGCGGTGGAGCGTCTTGAGGGGCATAGGACGGCGCGGGCATTCCGCCAGGATTCCCCATTGGCGGCGCCATTGCAGGCCGCGGGGGGATCGGGTTCGGCAGATTCGGATTAAATCCCGGCGTGAGAAGACGTCGCCGTCTCTCTTCTTCATCGTCAAATGGAAAGATTGGCATAGTTGTCACCGATTAAATGAATAACCCGGTCCGGCAGCAGATCGAATAAATGGCGACAGTGGCCAGGCTGAGCAACAAGACCATTCCCGCCGCCCACCGGCGACGATCGGCGAGCGCCCATTCGACGGCGAGTCCAAACATCGCATACAGCGGCAGCGCGCCGAATTGGATGTAGGCGCCCTTGATGACCCCGTGGCTGTCGTAAGGATATTTCACCGCGAAGGCGAAGGCCAATAGCGTAGCGAGCAGGGGAACGACGAGCAGCGCAGCCCATTCCCACTTTCTGTCTATTACGACCCTGCGCACGCTCATCACCCACGCCGCCAACGTCGCTATGAATATCAGCGTTCCGCCGACCATCGCCAGTCTTCCCATCCAGAGCGCTGATTTGGCCATCGGGCGGCCGTTAATCGTCAGAGCGCCATCATTCCCCGCGAAACTGTGATTGTAATAGTCCACGAAGGTGGAGGCGAGGACGACGGGCGCAAATCGGCCAATGGCCGTTGGGTAGTATGGGCTCGCATATATTCCCCAATCCCAACCGAGGAAGCCTATGGCGCGCCGGGACAGATATGGAATATTGATTTCGACGTGCCCCATCCGCTCCGGCGCGATCTCATAACTCGTGGCGAATGGACTATGGCCTCGCAGCCAATAGAGGCTCGGGATTACCATCAGGCAGACCGCAAGAACCATTAAACGCCGCCTGATCCCAAACGCCATCAGCATCGCTACGGCTGAAGCCTTCGTCAGGAGCGCCAGGCCCGAGAGCATCCCGACCGCTATGCTCGATCTGCCCTTCAACCACAGCAGCATCGCAGCCGCGCAGAGCAGCCCGTTGAGAGATTCATTCGCGGTCATCCCGTCAATCATTATCGAAGACGGGAGGACTGCGGCGAGCGCGAGAGCGGCGAGTCGGGCGCGGCGCAAAGGGATGCAGCATTCCAGTCCCGCCCAGATAATGCCAAGTCTGCCGACTCCACAGACCGCAGACAACCATATCAATCCCTGCCAGGTTGCACCGAACTTAACCAGCGCCGCCGCGATCGCATGATATAGCGGTGGATGGTAGGCGACATGGTTGACCGCGGGATCTGGCAGCGCGCCATCGGCGATTGATTGGATATAGAGCCAATGCGCGCCGGCGTCATAGCCCCACTCGGCCCGATAGCGCCATCCCGCTGCCATAGTGAGACGAAGAAGCGCGCCAACTATGAAGATGACGAATTCTGGTAGTTTGCGCATGCGCCGTATTATGGCGGATGCGGCTCCAAAAACCGATGCCCGGTCTTGCCGCCGACGGCGGCCCCTGATTACCTGAGTCTTTCAAGGCTCGCCCGCTGCAAAGTGATGACGTTTGACGCGGAAGCCGTTCCCCATTGTATCGTGACGTCCACCAACTGATTCGCCGTAAAATCAATCGCCACAGCGCCCAGACTGCCCACGAAAAACACCGGCGCCGCAGTCCCGGCGTTGATCGGCATCAGAGTGCCCCAGATTTCGAGCCTCACAGACCCGGCCGCGCCGATTGAATCAACGTGAATGTAAGCATCCAAGAACGATCTACCATTCGCCGTCCCGGTCGTGGCGTTGAAAGCCGTGGAATCGCCAATACTTGTGGCGCCCAACTTAACTCGCCAACGTATCGTTGGGGTTCCGGTCGTGGCATATGGGGCGTCGAGGTGCAGGCGATACAGAGAGCCAGCGGCCGCGGAGCCTGCCTCTATCGTGAGAGTTCCGCCGGTTGCCGCCGTCGCGCCGGTGAAGAGAGAGGTTTCAGTTACGGTATTGGCGATCGAGGTGCCATTTGTCGTGTTCGTGTAGAGGTTGGTAGAGATCGGGAAACGCTGGGTGGAGAGATTTTGCAGCGTCGAGCCGCTGGCGGTTTTCAGCGGATAGCGGAGAGAAACCAGGCCGGGAATCGCGTTTCCGGTTCCCTTGCCACCAGAAATATCTAAATTAGCCCCGGCAATATTGCTGCCACTGCCGCCGGTCCCGAGGATTACGGCTCCTGCGGGAGAAGCATTGACGGTCCCGTTGCCAAGATAGGCCTCCGGCGTGTTGGTGACGACGAGTCGATCAGTGGCGTTGGTCTGTATAACGACAGACGCGGTACTCTTCGAGGCTAGATTTAACTGTACCGTGCCATCATCCCCTTGCGCGCTGAGACTGACCGCGTTACCTGTGGCGCTATTGGTCGCCCTCAGTTGGTTGACTGCTGATCCAGTGGCTGGCGTCTCTATGACCTCGTTGCCGGAACTGTCGTCAATCGAAGTAGTGATTCTTGGTCGAGTGGCGCGCAGGTTGGTCGAACCGAACGTGACGTTTGTTCCGTCCGTGCTGGCGCCAGTGGCGACAGACCACGTATCAACACCTGTCCGAAACGCGGCGCCGTTAGAGGCAAGCCCCTCGACGGCCGCAAGGTCGTTGGCCAATACCAGTGTTGGATCGCCTGCAATTCCAGCCGGATTGGTTATCGTAATTCCTGCCGCCGGCTGCGTCAGAGTGCGAGTGGTCCAGGTATTCGCCGCCGTGCGCGTGGCGAGGCCGGTTGTGGCAAGTCCCTCAACGGCGTTCAGATCGTTCGCTAAAACGAATGTCGGATCTCCAGCGGTCCCGGCCGGGTTCGTGATCGTGAAACCCGCCGCAGGCGCTTGCAGCGTTCTCGCTGCCCCTGTTCCCGCTCCGGTCCTTGCCCATATGCCATTCGTCGAGTTGCTTGCCAGCGCGTCGAGATCGGCGTCCGCGGTGATATTGGTTCGGCTGTTGCCTGCGTCATCGGCCGCCGTGAAAGACGTCCCGACGAAGTTGATCGTCTGCCGCTGCGGTAGATTCGACCCTTCTTCTTGGACTCTGTTTACCCCTGACGGCCCGGCCAGAAACAGCGTATCGCTGGTTATAGTGAATGCCGTGTCCAGGCTGAGCGTGTGCAGGACGTTGCCAGTGGTCTTGTAGTATAGAAGCTGGTTTGCGCTCCCGCTCGGTAATCTCGCGTCAATCTGGGTTGTGGTGTAGTAGTTGATCGGCGTGGGCGGTCCCGGATTAGGCGGGCTGTTGAACGTGCAAATCTGCGGCCAGCTTGTTGGCGTGGTCGCGGAGTCAAGCCGAAAGTCCGAGACACAGCCCGGATATGCCTGAATAAAAGCCCCGCCCGCTGTGTACAACCCCGCAAAGTATCTTGCCGTCTGCACATTGCTGTTGGTGGTGGCAGGCAGCGTAATCTGTGGAATATGCGCCACGTTCTGCGCGCCGTCAGTAATAACGCTCACGCCATAACGCCTGAACCATGCCGAACTCCCCGGCGCGCCAGATTGAGCGACATAGGTTTCCCCGCTTGGCGTGAACGGCGCCGTTACGTACACCCGCAAATGGACGAACTTATGCAGGGTTCCGGTGACAGTGCCTGAACTCTCAGCATAAGCCGTCGTCAGCGTTAGCGCCGATCTGCTCGTCACAGTCGCCACGGTATAAGCGACGCCAGTGGAGAATGTGATCTTGAACCCGCCGAGGCCGACGACGCTTTGCGGTAAGAAATTCGTTCCGGTAACGGTGGTTAATCCAAGCGTGACCGTCATGCCCGTCAGGCTTAGATCCGTCCCAATCCCGCTGGGTTGAAAGCCCGATATTGTCGCCGCGCCGATTACTATATCGCTCATTTATCCCCCGAAGACGCCGCCAATCGCTCTCAGTGCCGCCTGTTGCCAGAATCCCGGCTGCGGTTGAACTATTTGGGTGTTGTAGCCGGACATTGAGCCCCTGCCGCTCGAACTGCCGCCGGTCTGTAGAATCTGCGGTAGCAATCTTTCAAATCTTGAAAGATTGGCGTTAGTCGTCATTGCGCGGCGGGCGTTGTTGCCTTGTTGATTTAAATATTCAGCCTGCTGCCCCTCATGCGCGCCCTGAGATTGAATGTCGCGCTGTTCTTTTGCCGCATTCGCCTCACGTATGAATCGAGGAACGCCGAAGTTGAAAGCCGAATTTGCGCGGTTTTCCGCCGCCTGTGAGGCTAATGAAGTCCTGCGGGCCACGCCTGGATCGACACTCGTGTCGCTGCCGTAGTCGAGAGGTTGGGATAGATACGCCTGCGCTTCCGGCGTGTTGGCGATCGAGAATGGCGCATAAGTATTGGTCTGCTGCTGTTGTTGCTGTTGCTGTTGCTGGTATGGCGCCTGAACGGGTTTAGGTTTTGAAGAACCCATTTTGATACCTCGATTTTGTCAACATAAAATATCTGATCTCCGGCGTGTATCCCCATTCCCGCATGCCGCAACGGATTGCCAGGCGAGAGGCGGCGTGGTTGTCGTGCGGGATTCTGGCCGTCAACGCCGTAAATCCCTTATTAAACAGATCGCCCGCAGTCTTGAGTAAAACTTGAGCCAGGGAGTTGGGGTGTATTCTGTGTCTTGCGGTAACGACGTGATAAGCCGCCATATTGTGAGAGATTCTTTCCAGCGACAGGCACCCGATGAATGACGAACCCTCATATAAACCAAAATGCGCCCATTTCGGCGCATTCATTTCGGCGGCATACCGATCCCAATCTGTGTCTTGCGGCTGTGGGCCGAACTCCCATTCGGCGACTTGCGGATACTGATCCGCTCGCAATGGCTCTAAGTGAATGCTATCAGCCGCCATCTTGTCGTCGTGCCGTCATATGTTAACCGCGCTGAGCGGTCAGGCTGGATGGTGACACTCGCCGCGGTTCCGGTGATGATCCTGTTCTCCGCCGCAGAGCCTGCGTTTTGGTTTCTCAATACAATGTTATTTACGCCAACATTCATAATTTCCACTTGCCGCCCCGCTTTGACATTGGAAAATCCCGTTACATCCTGCGCGCCGCCTGTCGCAGTAGCGCGAAACGACGTCCCCGTAGGCAACAACAAATCATTCGCCGCTGCCGAAATATCCGGCAACGTCACCTGTTCGAGAATGGAAGACGCCGCCGGCGAGATCGCCAGCGCATTGCTTATCTGGCTGATTATGCCGGGATCTAGGCCAACATCACCACCGATCGGCTCATCAAAGACAAACCTTTCCTCGCCCTCAAAGCCAAATCGCGGGTTTGCCACTACCTATCCTCGCCCTGCGTCTGACCGCGGACTACCAACTTGTCGAAGGTTCCGTCGTTGGAAGCAAAATCAACCCTGAACGCGTGCGCGTCGCCGCGGATATTCGTCTTAATGGCAGGTTCCAATTTATTGGCGGTGTCCGAAAGCGTGAATGTCGCTGCGGCCTGCCCTAGATCTGTCACGTCCGGGACTGCCGCGTCAGGCGTGGCGGCGTAGACGCTGACACTGCCGAGCTTGCCCGCTGCCGTGATAACTTTCACCCTATCGGACTTCAGCGCATTGGGATCGTAGTATTGGCTGGCGGAATATCTTGTCCCGCCAATCCCAGCGCCACCTTCCCATTGATTCACCCGGTAATTGCCGCCAGAAAGATAAGTCACATACAGCTTGGCGTTCACTACCGCGGCGTCGATAATCCTGGCCGAGAAGTTGATCGGCGGCCCCCACTGCTCGAACTGTGTCATCCAGGGGAGAACTTCCGTTGTGCTGCCGTTGTCGTGGATGTATAAAACCGCCGCGTTGTCAGGGTCCACAGTCACAATCACTCGCGCGCCGTTCCAGTCCGCCATGTCATCCCAGACCGGTTCGCCGAACTCAACGTCGATGTTTTCCCGCGCTCGCGTCCGTAATGGCTTGATCGAATAGCCGTAGAAGTAATCCTTGTAGAGACAGCCGTTCGTGGAAGCCTGAAAGCCCGGCTCGGCGACAACCCGGACCGTAAAAGGCGCGTCAGGTTCCCCACCGAGGCTGGCGACTTCGAGGCCGGTCGTCGTCATCAGGTATAGCGGCCCGTCCGCCCCCAGCACATTCACCAAATTACTGCCGGAGTCGGTACGGATTCGCAGCAAGCTCACATGTTCCGGGTTGTCATCGCGCATCGCTGCCAAGACGTTGCCGGTGACTGCCGTAAATGTCCCCGTACTGTCGGGATCTGCGATTCCCCAACCCAACACCCGGCCGGCGTATTTAACGATTCCGGCCGCTCTCGGCAGGCGTTGGGTGTCCCTCGAAATCAACTCCAGCAACTCGCTGTTGTACCAATCGCCGGCGACGGAGGTGAGCTGCATAGTCGAGCCGGGACTCGTCGGCCCGACCCACGGGGTTAAAATTGAGGCTGTCGTGTCGGAATCAACTGAGGTGATATCGTTCGGAAGTCCATTGGCCACGAACTGATCACCACGGGCCAGGTCCTGAGTAAAGCGCGTCCCCACGCCTGCGGTTATGGTTGTCGTTCCGTTGGTGACTGTAAACGTTCCCCTCGGCTGATTTCTGATATATCGAATGACATGCAATTCGCCGCTCTGATCGTTCCACCGCGTACCACAAAACAACCAACCGTCCTGACCGGATACCGCAGTCGGCAAAACAACCCTTAAAATGTCGAGCGTGGCCGGCGTGCAAGTGCGGTAATAAGTGTCCGAGGGCGGCCCCCATGCGTTCGTGGTCGAGCGCCAGGGCGCCAGGGCCACGCCGATTGTCCCGGTCATATTCTTGAGGCCGGGCGAATGAACGACGGTCACGGATGCAGACAAGAGAGTCGGCTTGTCGAAACCGGCGTCATAGACGTTGTATCCACCTACGCCGTCAGGCACGGCCACGCGAAGCCGCCCAGCGGTCGAGGATGTCGTCAGACCCGTCACCGCCACTTCATCCAAGTAGACCTGTCCGCTGGGTTCCTGGGAAAGATAGAACAAGACGGCGTTGTCGTAGCGAATCAGGCTGGCGTAGGGTAGAAGATCGCCGGACAATCCGCCGGCAATCGTGGCGCGTTGAGTGTCAGCCGCGAATATCCTAGCGCCAACATTCGTGGAAGAGGTTTGAAGCAGGCCGTTCGCCACGTCGAGCTTCCCCCGCGCCCGGAGCCAGACATTCGAGCCTGCCTTTATGGTGCGCTGGAGGTCTTCAGGCGATAGATTCTGCGCTGACGGGAAATATCCGCCGCTGAAATCGACGGTTAAAGAGTCTTCGCGGTCAGGCGTTGGCATTGGTTGACTTCGTGGCGACGATGCTGACGAGTTCCTGAATTGCCATGTCTTCCAATTCGGCCGGAACATTGTCAACGACGGCAGGTTGAAAACTGGCGACCACGGAAAGAGGCGTCGCGGCGGATTGAATGTCTGCAGGCCCGTTTACGACAGCATCAATCGCGCGAGTCAGAATCTTGCGGTCTTTCAGGCAGTAATAGCCGAAGACAGTCAACTGCGGACCTAGAAAGTCGGAATAATGGGTGAGAGGCTTTAAAATGTTATTGCTGCCATCCGTCACCGCTCCGAACCTGATCCCGTCCATCAGGATCTCGCCGGCGACGCCTGTAATACTTCCCGTTGCGGCCAGGGGATCGCCGACGCCTGAAGCGTCGAGGGCGACGGAGTAGGTTTGCTGGAGTAGGCTTCTATATGAATCATCCTCCATCACCTTTTGAGCCAAACTTGCCAGCGCCTGATCGACACAAGCCGCCATGTCAATCTCAGCCTCCGGCCAGACGTGCGGTTGCGGTTGCCCGGCGTTCAGTTGGCGGCGCGCCCTTTCAACTAACTCAGGAAAAGTCATTTATGGGATATGAGTAGCCGTGTTAAAATGAAAATATGAAACGTCGCAATTTCCTATTCAGCACATTGGCAGCTTGTTTCGTCCCGATCCGCAAGATATTCGGCCATCAAGCCGTCGACTTGACGGCTACGCAATTTCTCGACATTAAAGCAACTTGGCTAACTGGCTCGGTAAACAACCTGATCAAGCTAGGCCCGGAGTTCTACGAACCAATAAGCGGCGACATGTTCACTATCACCGAAGTGACCCTAGCGCCTGGCGAGAGCGTAACAATTGAATATGACGGGAAAACGGGGAAACCTCGGATTCTGAAATAATCACGTCGAAGACGGCGCGGCCTGCGCCTTGCCGTAGAGTTCCGGCTGTCCGTATGTGCGAATCTGCGCAATGTGCGCCAACCAACAAGTATTGGCCCCTCCGTACAATGGAGCGAATGCGCTCTCCTTCAAGGCGAGTTTGGCCACTGTACCCCACACCAAGCCGCCCTCATGCCAATCATCCAAAGCTATGGCCCCGGTGAAACTCGACGGACGCGTATAGACGCAGACACCCATAATCACATTGGTTCTGGTGTGTTCGATCCTGCCGTCGTTTATGGCGTAGTAATAGGGCGAGAAGCCGGTGTAGATCGTGGAAGAGTAGTTATTGAAGCTGCGCACGGCATCAAGCGGGATAGGCAGACAAGCCTTATTGTCGCTTGCGTCTCTTACGAACCGTGGAAGGCCGATTATCCTTGCCCCGCCGCTGCCTGTCTGGGGAATGTCGGCCAGGTTGGCAAGGCTGCTTGTCACATCCGCAAACCGCGAGCGTTCCGGGTTCTTCGGCGTGCTGGCGATCGCTTCCACAATCTCCCCGAGCGTGGCGGCAAGCGCGTCATTCACCATTGACGGGACGAAATCCGGCCCAATCACCGTGCTGGTTGTCGGACTGGCGGTGTAGTTCGTGTCCGCGGTGGTCGCAGTGGCGCCAGTCACCGCGCCGAGTTCGTTTAGAACCTGCTGGATTACTTTCTCGTAAGTGATGGCCATTAGGACAGGATCAGAATTGTAAAATCATCGGTCGCGTTGGTGCAGATATACCAAATGTCATCTGTACGCGGGATGTCCAAAACCAATGGTGGATCGGTCTTCATGACTTCAATGCCGCTTGTGATGTCGCTCGTTCCGTCCGCCTTTGTCACGCCGGCAGTGAAACCTATATAGACGCTTCCCGCATTATCACCGGCCGCACGGATGAGAACTCGTTTACATGGGCGCCGCAAGTTTGACGGTATCTGCACCGCCGTGGCTGATCCCGCAACCTCGCCGGTAAACGCCTGCGTAAATCCGATATATCCAGTCATAATCAGAATTTCCTGTTATTGCCTACTCGCGGATTGTATAATGACCGAGAAATAAAACGAGCCGTCGCTGTGCTGGTAACACCGCGAACGGCCCTAACCACAAACGAAAGGATCAGTTTCGATTATGGCTAAGCCAAATCCTACGCTACCCCCACTAAGCGAACAAGACATCCAGCGCTTCCACTCTAAAATCAAAAAGGGAACACCCGATGACTGCTGGCCCTGGCTGGGCGTGCAAGACAGAGATGGATATGGACTATTCAAGGTCACTAATGCCCGTTTAGGCGTTCGCAAAATGTTGAAAGCCCACCGAGTGAGCTATTACCTACACCGTAAACAAGATCCAAGTGGCTTTTTAGTTCTACACTCTTGTGATAATCCGCCATGTAACAATCCCGCACACCTGAGGACGGGTACAACCCTAGATAACTCCCGCGATCAGGTAAGCAAGGGACGGCATATGTACGGCGCGAAGCAGAAAAACGCTGTATTCACCGATGCGCTAGTACGCAAAATCCGCGAAATGCATGAGAAAGTTGCCAAGACGATGAAACCCGGCAACCGTGGTAAATTTCGTCGACGTGTAGCAAGACTGTTCAACGTTAGCGAAGTTACCATTCAAAAAATCGTTCATAAAAAACAGTGGAGGCATACTCTCTAAATGCCCCACCCCGACACCATACGCCCTCCACCATAACCCCATTCCGACTCGAAATCCTCGCCGTATCCCAACCTCTCTGTAACCCCATCCCTGCTGCCCATAGCCTTGTAGGCGTCGAATTGCTTCTGATAGATCGCCTCATCGTGGACCAGAGAGTCACGAATGGCCCTTGTCTTCAACTCCCACGCCTTCGGGTTGCCCTCAATCGTAATTGCTCCCCATTCACAATGCGGCAAGCCAGACATGGCGGTTTGAACGCGAACCAAGTGATGAAACGACGCGAGGCCCGGACTGTCGCCCAATGATCCAAACTCATAATTTTGCTCGAACCACACCACGTAATCACCGGATGCGTTCGGGATCGGGACTGGTCGAGCGTACCAGGCGGGGCTTGCCGTCCCGCGTCTGTAAAACACCATTTCAGCTGCCGACCATTGAGAAGCTGAGCCGGTTTGCTGCGACCCCTGATATCTTTGATCCGCGTCCTGCATCAGCGTGAATGGGATCTCACAGCGGTTATGGTAGGGATTCGTTAGATCCTGCGTATAAACCAGAAATGGCCGGCCGAATTGCGCCCCGGTGACGATGTAATCTTCCTGGCCCGGCGACGTGGTGAGCGTGTAGGATTCAAGACCCCAGTGGTTGCGCGTGTTCTGCAACTGCGCTTGATGATGGAGAAGCTGATCAACCAGAAAGTTCAACAGCATCCCGTCATCCGGCGCCTGGGGATTGGGATTCCCAAGACGGCGGCGGATCCCAGACAGGTTTTCTTGATTGGTGGCCATTATTTTTTGGCCTTCGGTTCGACGACCTCAACAGGCGCCCCGGTGATCTTGCCAATTAAGGCGTCGATCTGCTCGTCGCGCTTCTTGAGTGTGATTTTCAGGTCCGCCATTTCCTGGCGCAGCAGATCGACATCGCTCTGACCACTCTTCCCGTCCGCCAACTTCGTCAGGGCTTCCGCCGTCATAACGTTCGTGTCGTGTATGCGGGGAATGCCGGTGCGAACCAGCATTTCTTCGTCTACCTGATCATATTCGTGTTTGAATAGATCCTCGCTAGGAGGCAGCCGCATGCACATATGAGTAAACTCAAGACGCGTGCGCAGGATGCCGTTGGCCTTATATGCGGCGTTGAGCAACTGATCTCCGACCGCCAGAACCGTGGCGTAATGAAGATCCTCTACTCCGGCCGGCTTTTTCTTCTTCAGCTCAGCAACTCTCTCCTCCAGATACGCCATCAGATCGGCGTTTCGCTCCGGGAGAGAATCCAAACCATTGGGATAGAAAATGCTGTTGATTGAACCGTTCTTACCGTAGACGGCGGAGGCCAGACCGTAGAGCGCCGTGATCTCAGTCAAGCCGCTCTTGCGGCTCGTGCCTGCTTCTATGGTGAGCAGTCGCTCAGCCTCATACCAGGCAGGCCGCCAGTATTTGCCGTACTGGGTGCGCCCTTCCCTGTCCGTCTCTTCGCTATTCGGGATCATTTCGCCTTCGCGGATCTCGAATATATTCGTCTTTTGGGCGAAAGTTACGCATGGAACAATTCTCCCCCGGGGCAGTATCCGATGAACCATTAGGCCATCTTCGCCCCGGTACTGTATCGAGTCTGTGTCCACGCGCACCTCGCCGAATCCCATTTGGACAAAGAAGCGCGGCGCGCGTACGTCAAGCCCGCTCGCGCCAGGTAGTAGACTGTCATCCGCCACCTGATACGCTGCCGTTGCCGTTGTTGGCATCTTTCGTTCCTCCAGATTTTGTATGCGATCCCATGAAGTGAAACTTTCCCCACTGCTGAGCTACCGGGTCGAGCGTGTGGAATGTGTGGGAATGGGTCTTCATAAAGTCGTCAATCGCCCCACGAATACCCTTTCGCCAGGTTTCGTCGCGCTTTTCGACGAGGTCTTCAGTCCGTTTGGCGATTAACTGATCAGACGGCGCGAAATCATCGTTTTTGGCGCGATCGCGCAGCCATTTCATTCGCCTGCAACGCTCTAAATCCTCTTCGCACGGCTCCCTGTATCCACCCAAGCACGGCTCACCTTTCACGGCGCCGCGCCCGTTGCAACACAGCTTGTCGTGGTAGGCGATACAGAAGACAGCAGTGTAAAACCCGTCATCAGGGATAGGCCCGAGAATGTCGATTCGCTCGAATCCATCCCAATACCAGCGGGCATTCTCCCAACGATCGCGGCTGCTGAGTTCGGCATTTGTATGCAACTCCTCGACGAAGAAGCGAGGCGTCCCGACTTCTACAAGCTCATCCCAGAACTCGACTAAGCCCGTCGCTGCGTTAATGCGTTCGTGGCGGACGCTGTTCCGCCAGAATGGGAATTTCATCCGCCACGATCCGCAAACTATCATCCGATTCGCGGGATCCTGCCCCCAAGACACCCTCAGATTGGGACGTCCTGAAATGTCCAGTCCCGCGATCTTGGTAAGTTCCTTTTGGAAACTGCCCAAATCAACAGGACTGGGTTGATTCCCGGCTTTTACGATCTCCGACTCAACGTCGAAGACCTTATGCGATCTATGCTTTAACTTCATTCAGCTATAAGCAGCCAGGCATCAAAAGTGACGCTGGTTGAGACTGATGCCGTTAGCGTGAAAACGGCATTCGTGTCAGTCCCGCTTGTTGAGAGGTTGGTCTGCGCCGACTGGCCGGCCACGCCGGAAATGACGTAGCGGCCCCGTTTCGGCACGATTGTCGCCGTGTCGCCGACAGTTCCGCCAGCGATACGCCAGATTTCGAGGTGAAGCCCGCCGATCGGGATTGGCAACCCGACAGCCCCACCCTCCACCTGAGTTGATGCAAGTGTCGCCATGGGTTTATCTCCTTCCGATCAGCCACACGTCGAAATTCACGTTAGTCGCCATGGTGGCGGTCAACGTAAGCGTGACGTTCGTGTTGGCGTTGGTTGTCAGGTTATTGGTCGAGGACTGCTGAGCCTGGACCATGCGGATATCCGTAATGAAAAACGGCGTAATCGCCACCGTGTCGGGGTTGGTTGTAGCACCCGCGCCGGAGACTCGCCAGACTTCAATTAAAAGTCCCGCCTCCCCCTGGCCGAACGGCTGCTCAGCCAAACCCGAGACATTGCGGGTAATGTTGGTCGAGCCGAGTGTTGCCATCCGCCTACCTCCTTCCGATCAGCCACACGTCAAAGTTGACGTTGGTTGCGGCCGAGGCTGTCAACGTAATGACAACGTTCGTATTCGCATTGGTAGTCAGGCCATTTGTGGAGCTTTGTTGAGCCTGGCAGGTGCGAATGTCCGAAAGAAATGTGGGAACGATCGTGCAAGTGTCGCCGACCGTCCCGCCGGGGACGCGCCAAACTTCCATAAGGAGGCCGGCCTCGCCGTAAGCGAGAGGCTGCTCAAGCAGAGCGGAAACGTTGCGCGTGACGTTGGTTGATCCAAGTGTTGCCATTGTTTCCTCCTATTAGGCTTGCGCCAATACCTGAGTTGCGAGAGCGGTCACGGCGGCGCGTTTGATCAACGCATGGTCCTTCGGTGAATCCGTCCCGTAGTTGTAGTGGCTGCCGATGGCGCCGGTCCAAGAATCCGAACCGTAGCCGCCAACGCCGGCGCGCATCCTGATCTCGTTCCCGTCCTCGTTGTAGAGTCCGAATTTCTTCTCAACGTACTTCTTAAGCTCTGATTTCACGTTGAGATAAATGCGGTCCTCGTCACAGTCGGGATCGATGTTGAATACGGTGTCACCGTGACCGAACGCGTCGAAACTGCCGTCGAACTTCTTGTCACTTCCGTCGAAGCGCTTGTAGTTCTGGCCGAGACGGCGCAAAGCGTCATCCTGCGCCAGACTCATTGTCGCCATGACAGTCTTGGCTTTACCCACGCCCGCGCGAGCTATGAGCAGGTTCTTGGTCTTGGTGAAATCCGCGACCGCGATGGCCGAGCCGTTAAGGTCAGTCACCGGCGATTTGAGTTCGGGATAGGTCGAGCGGCTTTGAAGCTGGAATGTGCCAGTGTCGTTATTGACAATATACGGCAGGCCGCGCGGGGTTTTGAATAACGAATTCTGCAGCACGAGAATATCGCCATCTGTCTGACCTGACACGGCGGTCGTAGTGATTGACTTGTTCGTCTTGGCCGTCGCCACGATCGTGGCGCGGTATGTGGCCAGCGTCGAATCGTACCAGTCGTAGCGCTCGCCGATATGGATCTGCGTCGCCCCTTTGGTCGAGCCGAAGCCGGAAAGGGGCGTGTGATCAATGGCGTTGTAGAGCAGCGCCGTTGTCGTACCGGACTTGTAGGTAGCCCGCAGCGCCGAGCCGTCGTTGAAGACCTGCCAGTTGGCCTCTTTCATCAAGGCCATAGTGCGTTTCTCCAGAAACCCGGAGAAACCTTCAATGGCGCTCGAACTGTCGCTGAAATTGCGATATGCGCGCCCGGTAAGCTCGAAAGCCATCGTTAAGCTCATTGGGTAGACATACATATCGTCATAGACTTCCGCGCCAGGCTGAGCGAACGATCCGCCGTCACCGATGCCCGACACGCCAGTCGGAGGCCTGAGATACGAAGGAATGCGAAATCCCTTCCCGTTTACGAACTTTGCGCCGGACTCTTCGCCGAACATGTTATACGTGGCCGTGACCTGCTCGAATTGATCGCGCAAGCCACCGGCTGATAACTGTGTCAGCGCCGGCAAGATTGTGGAAATATTTACAGGAACTCCCATTTATTTACTCCGATCCCCTACCGCCCTCCGTACTGAGCCTTCAAGCTGTCTATGTATTGAGGGGAAAGGCGCCCATTCTCCGTAAGAGTAGGTATGCCGCTCCCGTTGACAGCGGTCGAACTCTGTCCAGTTATTTCGGTTCGATTGGGGATTTGTTGACGTTGCTGTTCGCGGTAGGCCCTGGCGTCCCTGAAAACAGAATCGAGGTTGGAAATCATGCCCCGCATGACTTGGCCGAGCCGCGCGTTATATCTCATCGCTGCGGCCCGCGCGTCCCTCTCGTCGGCGCCAGCGGCGAAATGCTCGTTGTTGAGCTTTCGCATAGGCGCGTTTTGCAGTTTGCTCACGCTGTCTTCATACAGTTTGTGCCACTGCGGATCCGCCAGTAGGGTGGCGTGCGCGCCTTCGAGGATGGACCTATACAACTGCTGATTCTGTTCTCCGGCCTCCGGGCCGAACGGTTGCCATTTGCTGAGTTGCGCGAGGTGCGCCTTTTCGTATTGGCCGGTGAGTTCATCAACCGCCTGGCTGCCCTGAGTTTCAGCCTCTTGCCTCGCCTGCCTATAGGCTGTTTCAGCCTGTTGGCGCTGCGTGGCGTCAAGCTGATTGAGCTTGGCCTCACGTTGTAAGTTGTAAACCAAACTCTCATCAGTCCCTTTATCCACCCATTCAATCAACTGGTTTATAGGGACTTGATTGGCGATCTCGCGCAGTTCTTGCGGAATCCGCGCCCAATCGTCGGCAGTCAGTTGCCAGGCGCCGGTCGCTGCTTGCGTACTGGGCAACTTGCCCATCTGCTGCAAAACGGCGATCACGTCATCCGGCGCATGCTGTGCAAGAGTCTCGATTGACGCCCAGTATGCCGGCTGCGCGTCTTTCGCTATGGACTGCCAGAATGGGAGCGCCCCCTCTTGAGGCGTATGGATCAACCCATTCACGAATCCCAGCGTCTGCTCGATCCCCTCGAACCCGCCGTATTGATCAAACTTGGCAGACTGATCGCGGAATTGCTTTAATTCCGCCTTCATCTGCCGCGCTTCTGCCCTCGCGCTCTTGATGGCTTCGACGAGGCCGGGTACCTTGGCCTGATCCAAGTTCGGATCAGCCGTCATCCCCTGTAGGTCGTCGTCGCCATCAGGTATAGCGGACTTCGCTTCCGGCTGTTCGTCAAATGCCCAACCTGCGGAGAGTTCTTCCGGGGTTGCAGTCGGAGCGGCTTGCCCCGAGACTTCAGCCTGTCCGCCCGTCGCACCGTCGCCACCCGCGCCAGTGGCCCCAACGTCGCTGGGAGAGGGTGTGCCGCCCTCTGTGTTCGCGTTTAATTCGTCTGACATTTATGGAAATTAGTAGGTAAGCTTGGTCTTTCTGGCCTGTCGTCGGCGCTGCGTTCTGGTCCCCGAATGCTTTCCGGTTACAGGCGCGCCAGGATGTTTTGAATTATAAATGCGGGCCGCTTTCGATTGTGCGGCGCCGCAGGACATTCCCTCGCCCGCGAACTTATCCCGCATGACTTCGTATGGTTTCGGCATTTGCGGCCTCCCCTCGTTGCTTCAGCCATTCATCTATCGCCATATAGACTTTGGTGATCTGGCCGTTTACGATCTTTGGAACTGAGATAACCTCTTCCCGGTGGCCGATGACAACGTTCGTCGCCAAAGCGGCTTTCAAACCGGAATCAGCGAGGGTTCTCCAGAATCCGATATCCGCGTCCACTCTCCCCTCTCCCCAATCACCTTCGGCGTTCGGCTTTTCCCAAAACCACGGCTTGCGCATTTGCTCAAATACGCGCCGGCGGAAGACGGTTAGCCCGAAATGTCCGGCGTTCGCCGGAAACAGTCCGATACTCCAATCAATCGCGCCGTCTGTGCCTACAAGAATGTCCGTCGTATTGCCGCGCTTGATTTGAGTCGGGATCACCGCGTCAATGGTCGGGTTTTCATAGAGAAGCCTGATCATCTCGATCAGGTCGGCGGGTCTTGCGAATGTATCGTAGTCGGCTGTGACTATTACATCCGCTTCGTTGTCCTCATCGTCGAGGATCTGCTTGATGCAGCGGCTTAAAGAATGATGCCAGTACACGCCAAACCCACGCCCGCGTTGCGCTCTCACCGCCAACGCGATCTCCGTGATGATGTCCGCCGAGTCCAGATAGCCGATTCGAGGAGTGGACATTGCAATGGCGACATTCACCGTTACGTTGTCTTTAACAACGTCTTTCTCTGTCCGCCACTGGCCGGCCACAAACCGATGCCCGTTACCGTTACCATTTGATTCTGACTCCGGTAAGGGTTCGACTAACAACCCGGCCAGATCGCGCCTGACGCAAATGAGGTTGCATTGAGTTCGGCAAACAACTTCATATCCGCGCGCCTCGACAAGAAACTTCATGGCCAAGCGTCCGGCCTGATCCAATACACCATCCTTATCCAGCGTCGGGGCGTTCGGCTCGGGGATGTACATCGGGTCCGCGTCGGGGTTGAACTCGACGATGAGAACACGGGGCTTGAGTCGCGCCATAGAATTTATGACGTGGTATTCCTGGCCGTCGATGTCCAGCACGAGGAGGTCAAGGTCTAACGGCAAAGGCGAAGTGCGGCCAGCTAAATTATCATCAAGCGTGTCTCCCTTATTTAATTCGATTCGCTTTTGTAGAGTGATAACATTCTTGTTTTCTCCATACCGATCTTCTAGCTGGCGATAAAACTTCTCATCGGCCTCGATCTGTACCGACATCCACCCCTGATCAATCAATCTCCGCGTATTGCTGAAAAACAGTCCATCGCCTGCGCCGCACTCGACACACCATTTATTCGCCGTCCCAATGCGCTCAAATATCGCCTCAATCGCCCCGTCCTCACCGTATTGACTGTAAACGTTGATCGGCTTGATTGACTTGGCGAAAGCCTCAAAGCGCGGGTCCATTGGTCTGTCTTCGACGCTGTAGAGATTGCGGTGGCCGTTAAGCGGATTGATGTGTCGTGGCGATGGTTGCTGCTTCTGCCCCGTCAAATTCAAGCTCACCGCCAAGCTGGCGCAGTCCTTTACTTCCGACTCCCACGTTCGGATATGTTCAAGCCCGGCATCAATCATCAGCTTGGACAGTTTTGCCCTATCGAATAACGCCTTATGGAAGTCGTTCTCGTCGATTTGTCCCCCGTAGACATAACCGTCAGCGATAGCATGAAAGCCGTTGGCGACGTAGGATTTGGCGATCAGCGCGAAATCCGGCACAGCAACCTTCAAGACCCCGCCAGGCTTCAACACTCTTACCCAGTCCTTCAGGACGTCCAGCGTCTGAGCGTGCGGGAAATGTTCGAGAATGTGGCTTGCGTAAATCTCATCGACGCTATTGTCTGAGTATGCCAGCGGAAATGCGGAATCACCGAATTTGGCGTCAACGTTGGTGTAGCCCTTCATGGTGATCCCGTCACCGCTGCCGATATTTAGTTTCAAACACCTGCTCCCATTGTCTGTTGTTTCTGTTGTGGCTGCCGTCCGCCCATCTGCTTCTGATCAGGATTCTTATTCTTCTTGTCGTTCGGCGGCCCGCCCTGTTCTTCCCCTGCTCCCGGCATAGGCTGCCCTGCCATACTGACCATCCCAGTCAATTGCGCCTCTGCTATAAGACCTTCCACGTGTCTATAAATCGCCGCCTTGACGCCCGCGCGCTGTTCCGGCGGCGCTTCCTTGCCTTCGTCCGTGGTAAGCCAGTCGCGGTAGACGTTGATTGCGGCTAAGTGGCCAAGTTCCTCGATCTCGATTGGCGGCTGGAGTATGCCAAGCAGCATCTGGCCAGCTTCCGCCATGGGATCGACCGGGACTTCCATCATTTGGCCAGTCATCGGATCGGCCGCCATTTGGGTCGGCGGCATTCCGGCCATTGCCATTTGCAGCAGCGGCGCTGCCTGGGCCATCTGGTCTATGCGCTGGCGCGCAGTTTCAGCCGCTGCGGTGTAGTCCTCGGCCCCTAGATCAACGTCGTAAGTCTCAGTGATCTGCTCGACCAACCCTGGCATTTCCTGCATGGCCATCTTGAGGCCAATCAAGCCGCCGACATCGAGCAATAGCTCTTTAAACCGCTGGCGCCGTTCGAGGTTGGTTTGGGGCAAGTAGGACTCAGGAACGACCTCGGCAAACAACTCGACGGCGATATCCGCCGCGCTGAGCCACACACCGTCTTGCTTGCCTCTCTTGCCTGCGAGGCTTACGTAAATCTCATCTATGCAGTAGACGCGGAATAATTCGAGGATAATCTCCGCGCCTCTTCTATCGGCTTCGGCCTTTAATGCTAATTGTGGCGCGAACAGGCTTTGGCTATTGGCAGATGCAATCTGCGCGCCGGTGGCCGTCTCGTTGTTGACACCAGGCAAACCGCCGGAGAAGTCCGTAACCCTTGACGCCTTCTGACAGAAGAAATCAAGTTGCTGGCTATAACTGAAATGCGCCTGTGATGGCGGCTGTGGCTGCAATTGGTGTACGGCGTCCTGTAGCCGCTTGTTTTCGAGGCCGGTAGTGTTGACCGGGATGTTTTTAAGGGGATTGGCTAGATAGGCGCTGACGCCATTCGGCAGCAGCGTCTCATCATACAGCGTCGCGGGCGTCGCAGCCGTGCGTAGAAGCGTATAAATCAGGCTCATAGTCAGGTTGTACTGACGGTTGCCTTCCAACATGTCCTCTGTCCCCGAGCCGAGCGACGAGAGCGCCCGCATCCTGTACACCTGGCCCACCCAGAACTGCTTGTGATGCTCGTTCCGCATCTCAACAACGCCATCCACGCCCTGAATCCAGCACAGATAAAGGCCGTCTTTGAATGCGTCGATCAACTTCGTTCCGGCCGGGATCCTCATCCCGCTTACCGTCTGGTAATCCTTCTTGATGACGCAGCGGTCATACATCGCAGGGTCGAGCCAGATTTGGATAAAGTCCGCTGTGGGTTCAGCATTAGGACTCTTACCCGATCCCCTGGCCTGGCCTGACGATGCGAATGTGGAACGTTTGAGGTCGTCGGCCGCGTCCAAACCTGCGTAATCGCCCTTGCTGGCTTTAAATTTGATCTCCGGAAACTTGCTTTGGAGTATTGAGAGACGGATCCGCCGCGTCCGCACCAGATACGGCGATTCGTGCGGCTGGAATTGGATATCGTGTTTTAGCTCGAACGCCGGGACGGATTCACAACAGATTGAGCCGTGTTCGATGCTCTCATAGCCTGTTACGGCTTCGACTTGGAGGGGTTCGGGCTGCTCGACGTCGATGTTGGGCGATCCGCAGTCGGGACATTTGGTAGGCGGCGGGGCCACTCCATCCGCTGGTAGGCCGGGTGGGACGCCCGCGCCCATACCCTGACTATCGCCCGCCGAAATATATCCCGCATTTGGTTGTCCATTTAATCCTCCTTGCGCTCCGGGTTCCAGTCCGAGCTGTGGCGCAGCAACCATCTCTGCTCCGCTTGCGTCAGGCTCAAATGGCCGACCAACCGGGCCTGCCGCAGCTTCCGATCCAGCTCCTCCAAGTCCAACGGGGCCGCTTCCTCCACACTCGGCGCAGAAGTAGCTTGGCTCTCCGAACTGGACTTGCTGTGGTTCGACTTTCGGTCTTCTGGCATAGCTCTTTACGTCCTTGCTGTAATAATAGTATCTCGCATACTTCCCACACTGAGCGAGCGTCGCCTCGCCTTGCTTGAATGTCTCAGTATACAGCTTACGCTCGTAAAACTGCTGCACATTCGACGCCGCCTTAGACGCGCCGACCGCCTGATCCGCGTCGCTCACTGGACGCCATTTAACATCCGTGGACGATTGCGTCCATTTGGCCTTGATGTTGTCCGAATAGAAGCCGACGAGGTTGAGACTGTAGACAGGTGAATCCGTCCTATCCGGCAATGGCACGGCGCGCCAGCCTGTGCCATACTTGGATCGCCGCAGGATCTGCTTGCCCTCGATAAAGAGAAAGATCATTTCCCACAGCAACACGGAATCCTTCCAGACACTGCCGTTCTCTTCCTCTAATTCCTTGCGGCAGTCCTTGAACCAGTCTTCGTCTATGTAGACGGACTGATCATTGGCCTGATCGTAGGCTAACTGTTCAAGCGGCTTGCTCGGCGCGAGGTTTGGCGCGTCGCTGTATGCGGTAGCTAATACTGCCATTTACTCAACTCTAAACGGCTGCCGCCGCTTCTCAAGTTTCGCCTCAATCTGCCGCCATTCCTGCGGGAATCTAGCCCTTGCCTGCTCTATGCTCATCCACGCGACGTCCGGGTGTAACTGCTCCAAGTCTTCCTTCACTTCGTCAGCCAAAAACGCCTCATCGATTGGCGACTTGTTCGGTGTCGGATCGTCATCAATCTGCAGGACGCGCGAACGCTGGACTTCCAACGGCTCGACATTGGCCTTACGTAAGAGACGATCGACTAGCTGGCGCTCTCTTTCCCGCCATGTCTCTTCTCGCCTGTAAAAAGTTCTGGCCTGGAGGAAATACCCACAGGCCAGGAACAAGCACAGAACTGAGAGTAGGAGAACAGCCAGAATCATTACTGCGGGAGAGAGCCGGTGAAAGTCGATGGAACGTCGGGCGTATTCGGCGTAACGAGCGCTCTCAGCGTCGCCACCGTCGTCGCCGTGTGCGTTTCAGCTATCGCGCCGGCGATTACGCCGAAGCGTAGACCGCGACTAGCCTGGCGCATTGCTTCAGGACTTGTCCCAGCCAACGGCGGCAGCGCTTCAATAGCCGTCTGAAGCGTCGTTACAGTGGAATTGGCGTTGATGATCGCGTCAGTCAGGCCACCAAGCACGGCAACGTTGATGCCGCTCAGCGCCATATAGCACGCTTGCCTGTTATCTTCTGAGTTCACTAATGCCATGATTGTTTAGTCTCCTTTAAAGATGCTGGCCACATCCATCTTTTGTTTTTTAGCCAGATAAGTTCGCCCTCTTTCAATTCAGGGTTGAGCTTGTAATAGAAGGTGATCCCATTCCACGGACAAGGAGGCCCGTCTAAATATCGCATCTCAGGATGCCATCTTCGCCAAAGCGTTATACTGAACCAGTAAAAACCCAGTTTGAAATACCACCGCCCCTTTTCCCTTATAAACAAAGGGCCGATCAAATATCGCAGCGGACTCATGACTTCTTATTCCTGATCTTCTTCTCTGCCGGCTCAGCTTCAGGCTCCGGCAATTCCGCCGTGTCCCGTTTCTCGCTCCACGCCGCGAGCGCCTGCGCGGCCGCGTGTTCAGCCGCCGTTTGCTCTTTGCCTACGTTCAGCTCTCGAACAAGATCAGACCAGTAGGCTTGAGAATGCGGTGGCAGGGCGTC